CCTGCACCCCCTCCTGCCTCGACTCGGTTAGCCCTCGGATCGCTTGGGCTGGGTGGTTTGTTGCTCTGGGTTGGATTCTGTCGAAAAGCTAGATTGATGTCAAGCGTTTCGCTAGATTAAGATAAAATTCCGCCATGCCTCAGATCGCAGGCACAAAAAAGCCGCCTCGGTTGGCGGCTGGTGGGTGAGCATTTCTGCCGGTCTGCTGCAGGAGCAGCTACGCCTCGCGCTCTTCGATCCAGTGCGTGCCTAGCCCGTAGGTCTCATTGCCAGCGTCCACGACGGCTTGCAGCGTGCGCCGGTTCTCGTTGTTGTCCGGGTGCCATAGCCCCGCTTGGATCGGTCTCCCCGTGGGGTCGGTGCGCCCAATGAGGCTCCATGCCACGCGGATTTCGGCCATGCGCCTGGCTGTGGTCGGTATGGAGCACGGGGAGACGCCTGCTGTCATCATTGAAAGATCGCCACGAGAAACACGAAGATCATGAAGATCGCAATGATGGCGGCGTCTATTAACCACGTGTGAACGATGGAGCACGCCTTCTTTGAAGGGACTGCTGTCTTCGTTGGAGATGGAGTTGGTGGTTCGACTACCTTGGTGAGGGGGATGCTTGTTTTGTCTTCGATGGCGAGTGTCGGAGGCGGCGCTGGTCTGGCTGGCGGCGGGGCGCTCATCTCGGCGCGGGTGGATGCCCATTGCTGAGGCGTGGCGCGGATGTGTGCAGTAGCGGGCGGCGGCGCTGTAGTCGGTGTGGGTATGACTGGGCGAATGGGTTGCGGTGTTGATGGCGGTGACATCCCCGCAGGGGGTTGAATGGGGGAGGGTGATTCAGGGTCGTTTGCCTCTTCCCAGTCAAACGCGCGGCCATGCTCTTTCTGGTGGCAATCGCGGCAGAGCGTGACCAGGTTGCTCTGCTGATTGGTGCCGTGATGCGAGAGGTAGACGATGTGGTGGACATCCAGAACGACGCCATGTGCGCCACATTGCGTGCAGCGGTTCTTGTCTCTCTGGCGGATGTTGCGAGCCACCTCGATCCAGTCGCTTGGGTAGTCCGCGAAGCCGTGTTGTCGCAGCATTCCGCGTCGATGTGCGCGCATGATTTTGAAGTCGCGCGTGCTGTTGCTGGTGTCCTTGAGCAAGCTGGTTATCCAGTCGTGCAGCCTGGCGTCTGCAGCCGCTCCGAGGTTTGCCAGATCGGCTTGGGCGCGCTGGCGCTTCCACTGTTCAGGAGATTCGAGATCGGCTGTGGCCTTGCGCTCCATGCCGCGCATCAGGCGTTCTCGCCATCGCTGCTCGGCTTCTCGGGCAGGCTCCGGGTTGTCGTTCAAGGTATTGACGCAGCGCGTGCAAATTTGAACGTGTTCGGTCTTGAAGCGTAGCGATTTGAAGGTGTGCTTGCAGATGCGGCACTCAGGCATGTCCCGGCTTCTTGAGAGCGCTTCGCCGACCGCGCCCGGTGGCGAGCTGGATTGATTCAACTTCGCTCATGGGTATCGTGAGCGGCGCATACCCGTTGTTGATCGAAAGAAGCTGCACTTCACCATCGCGCCGCCAGTTCAACTGCTTGAGCATCTTCCGCCCGTTCGTGCACAACACCACCACGTCATCACCAGGCTGCGGCTCGATGTTGGGCTCCACGATCACAAATTCACCCGCTCGATAGCGCGGGTGCATCGAGTCGCCGCGCACGCGCAGCGCATAAGCGTTCGGGTCTGACGTTGGGTATTCCACGACGCCCTCTCCGTGGCCTACCGGGTATTGCAGTTCTTCAAGGTAGCCGTCCGCACCGCCTTTGACTTCTCCCACCAATGGTAAGAGCGCCTGCCTCTTGATGGCAATTACGTCTCCAACGTCGGACTCATCCGTGTCTATTGGTTCTGAGACGGCCATTCTTTGGGCAAGGTCGGCCCACCCCGGATAACGCGCGCTCAATCTCTTTTGTAGCTGCGGGCCGACACCTCGTGGCTCGCCGGATGGCAGTTTCACGCCGCTGATGATCTGCCATATCGACTGATCGTTCGCACCTATTTCGTCGGCCACTCTCACATAACCACCCTCTCGATCACAGAGGATTTTCAGGGATGCGATGAGGTTCTCTTTCGGAGTCATGGCCTGATTCAAGCAAAACGCTAGGAAAAGCCAAGTGCGTTTCGCTTGACGCCATCTAGCGAAACGATAGAATGCAAGCCATGATGAAGATGGCTGCACATGAACGCGCGTCGCTCGCGCAAACGCTCGGCGTCTCCGATCAGTACCTCTACCAGTGCTTGACTGGCCGACGGCTCATGCGCCCGGAGGACGCGGTTCGGATCGAAAAGGCCAGCGGTGGTCGCGTCCGGCGTTGGGACGTGAGACACGAAGACTGGCACCGAATCTGGCCAGAGCTGGTCGGTCGCAAGGGAGCGCCGACTGTTCCAGCAGAGGAGGCCGCCAGTGCCTGAGCGCTCTATCAGCGTCAGGGCTGGCTTGAAGCCGCAAGCGCTACCCGAAGCCGACGTTGACGTGCGACCACCCCTGCAAGCAACAACCACCCAAGGAGATACCCCAATGAACGGTTTGTCTGATGAATATGTGCTGCGCGCAGCAGTGGACGCAGCCAGTCGCCTCGCCTCTGATTTCTCCGCCAACCTAACGCCGGAGCAGGCCGCCGAAGCCGTTGTTCGCGCGTATCTGCAGGCGCGCGAGCTGCTTATCGCAGCCGACCAACCTGGCTCTCCAGATTGCGGAGTTGGGTCTTGATGTCTCTGAACTCCGTCTCCAACGAGTGCGCGGCTTTCTTGGCGACGCCATCCGCTGCTCAATGTGCTGTGCTGAAGCTCATGTTCACCCCTCCGGGTAATGGTTGTTTCGACGCTTCCATTGTCGTCCCGGAGAGGGTGGGCGCCCAAATGGAGCTGGCGTATGCCTGAAAAGCTGACCGCCGCTCTCACGATCAAGCTGACGGATCGCCAGCTTCTTTCTCTGCAACGCCGCGCCGAGCAAAAGGGCGTGGTCCCAAGTGAGTACATGCGCAGCCTCCTTTTGGGTGATCTGCAAGCAGCCTTTCGGGAATACGAGGCGCTTGGGGCCATCTTCGAGGACGGCGCGCTGTCTGATAAGGATTTCCTCGAATGACAAAGGCCGACAAGGTTTATTGCGGCTACCCAGGTGGGCGCCCCGCGTGGCCCTTCGGCACGTACATGAGTCGCATCGCGGTCAATGGTGCGCAGCCAGAAGTGACCCCACCCAGGTATGACAAAGCCAGGGCCAGGAACCGGCGTGCGGCGGTGCTCAAAGCTCTTGATGGCGGCGCCATGTTGATTCCTGAAATCTGCAGCGCCACCAAAGACAACGACGGTTACGTGAGGAAGGTGCTGAATGAATTTCTCGCAGCAGGCCTGGTGACAAAGGCGCGTTGGCGCGGCGGGAAATCCAACACATTGAGCTTCAAGCTGACGGCGAAGGGCCACAAGCAAACCGGCGAAGTCTGCGCGCCGTCTATCGCAGACAAAAGAAAGCCCGCTGGCAGGCGGGCAATCGAGGGATAAAACAGTGCTCACAAGTCTATTTGAAAAAGCCAAGAACGTCAACGCAGATCAGCGCGGCGACACGATCTCGTACATCCTGCGTGCCATGGTGGCGCGCAGCAAAGACGGGGTGATCAACATCGCTCCGGGCATTGCGAAGCGCATCTTGGATGAGCTGAACTTCCCCGGCCAGCGAAAGGTGAGCGAGTCCCGTGTGTATGGACATCGCTACGCCATCATCAAAGGCGACTGGCTGGAGGGCCACGCCATCACGTTTGCCGAGCTGCCCGATGGCAGGGTGCTGCTTGTGGATGGGCAGCATCGCCTGACCGCCATATCTCAATCTGAAGCATCAGTCCCCGTGACGGTGCGCATCGTGCCGGTTGAAAACATCAAGGAAGCGCAGCAGTTCTACACCGGCTTTGATCAGAAAAACTCAGTTCGCACGGACAAGCAGATTCTGGACGCGGTTGAGGCGTCGCGCGAGACCGGCCTGACCACTCGCATGACTATTGCGTTGTATGCCGCGACCCCTTTGTTGCTGAACGACCTTGAGCCGGTCTCAGGGTATGGCATGAAAAACAAGAATCTGTCTTTGTTCATGCAGCACAACAGACTGGCAGCGCTGCACGAATGGGCCAAGGAAGCGCGCGCTTACAGCGTGTTGATCAAGCCCGCCACAAAAGAACTGGCTTCTGGACTTCGACTCCCCGGAGTCATGGCTGTGGGGTTGTACACCTTGCGTCACCAGCCAGCCAAGGCACAAGAATTTTGGACAGGAATGGCGAACCAGGATGGCTTGCGCAAGAACGACCCGAGGGCCACTCTCTATCGGGACATTCTCACGCGCTCGCTCAATATGGGAAGCATCCGCCAGCGCGTGCAGATGCCAGCGCTGGCATGGAACGCATGGTGCGAAGGGCGCGACCTCAAGATCATCAAGTGCATCGAGGGCGCATCGCTGGCGCTGTGGGGAACGCCGTTGGCGAAAGGGCGCGCGGCATGAAGATCCAAAAGGTAGAACTGAAGCGGCTGACATCGAGCGCCCAGCCGCGCCCGCTGATCACGGACGCTGTTGATCGTCTGGCGAGCAGCATTCGAGAGGTGGGTCTGATCCAGCCGATCACGGTACAGCCGTGCTCCATGATGATCGGCGGGCTTTCTGATCACGGCTTTCAGATCGTCGCTGGTCATCATCGCGTTGCCGCATGCCGCGCGCTGGGCTGGGAAGAAATCGATGCGCTGGTGGTGGAGCCTGAAGAGCATCTTCAAGCCGAGCTGATGGAGATCGATGAGAACCTGTGCCGGGCTGAGTTGACGGCGACGCAGCGTACCGCCCACATCAAGCGGCGCAAGCAGATTTGGGAGGCGCTGCATCCGGTAGAAATTCAGGTGGGACAACTTGTCCCACCTGAAATCGGCTACGGGAAACCGCCGCCGCAATCCAAGGCTTTCGCCGCCGACACCGCCAAGGTTACTGGCGAATCCAAGCGCGACGTGAACCGTCACCTCGCCCGCGCCGAAGCTCTTGGCGACGACCTGGGGCGCATCGTCGGCACCAGCCTGGACAAGGGCGTGGAGCTGGATGCGCTGGCCAAGCTGCCCGAGCCAGAGCGCAAGGAGCTGATCGACCGCGCCGAGGCCGGGGAAAAGGTCAGTGCGCGACAGCAGCAAGCCGATCCGCCAAAGAAGGAAAACGCGGCACTGTTATTCGCCGAAGCCATTGGTGCGGCCCTGGACTCATTCAGAGCTTCGCTTCGATGCTACAGCGACGAAGCGGCCGCTGCCGCAGTTTCAAGGGGTGTTGGAGCTGCCGATGAAAACGATCTGGAGAGGTACTTCCGGGTGATTCGACGCATTGATGATTTCCTTGCTGCGGCCGAGTCTGAGGTTGAGTAGGCATGGCCCGCTCCCGCAACATAAAGCCCGATTACGGGGCGAAAAAAGACGCACCAGACTTCGTGGTTGTGCCCATGGATGTGGTTCTTGATCGGCGGCTCACGTTGCGTCAAATGCGTGTGTTGATGGCCTTGTTTTCGTTCAGGAGCAAGACCACAAACACCGTCTGGCCGTCCCGCGAGGCCATCGCCAAACGCACACACCTTGACATCGCCACCATCAGCAGCGCTACCACGGATTTGGTGCGTCTCGGATGGCTGATGAAGGCGGGCACTGGCGGGCATAGCAAGGCCACCAGGTACACGCTTTGCGTGCCTGAAATCGAGCATGAAACCGTTACGGAATGCGCGACGGTATCCAAGCCAACAACCGTTGCGGAATGCGCAACTGTTGAAGCGTCCGAAATAGTTGCGGAAAGCACAACCGTTGCGGAATGCGCAACCGTTGCGGAATACGCAACACCACCCCTTGCGCATTACGCAACACCACCCCTTGCGCATTACGCAAGGGGCAAAGAACAAACCATTGAACATACCAATGAACAAACCATATCCCGCCCGGCTAAAAAGCCGGTCGCAGCGAAGCCGGTAAAAAAGACTGCAGACGAACACGAAACCGAACTGCAAGCCGCGTGCAAAAAAACGTGGGGCGAGTACAGCGCAGCTTTTGAGCGCCGCTACGGCACCAGGCCGGTGCGCAACGCGTCGGTGAATGCGAAGGTGCGGCAGTTCGTGCAGCGCATTGGCTACGACGAATCACCTGCCGTTGCCGGGTTCTACGTTGACCGCGTGACCGATCCCTTCGTGCTGCGCAAGGTGCACGACGTGGGCCTGCTGCTGTCGGGTGCTGAGGGCTACCGCACGCAGTGGGCATCGGGCCGCACCACCGCCGAGCCGAATCGCCAGGAAGCGCTGGAAACCCGCAATCGCAACATCGCCGCCGATTGGGCGGCGCAAGGAGAAACCCATGCAGCCGTCTGACCGCGCGGACTTCGCGCAGCTCATCACCGACGTGCTGGCGTACTACCGCCAGGACGCCAGCCGCTTCGTCCTTGACCTGTGGTGGAACGCCTGTCAGGGCGTGGACATGCAGCAGGTGCAGGCCGCGCTGCAAAAGCATTGCACCGATCCCGAGCGCGGGCAATTCGCGCCGAAGGTGGCTGACATCGCGGCATCGCTTTTCGGCACGGCGACAGACCGAGCAGCGCTTGCATGGGGAAAAACAATCGACGCCGCCAGCCGCGTTGGTGCTTACACCGACGTGGTTTTTGACGATGCCGCCATTCATGCGGTGATCGAAGACCTGGGTGGCTGGCCGAAGTTCTGCCGCTCTGAAACGGCGGATTTGAGCTATCTGCAGCATCGCTTCACGGAGTCCTACCGTGCTTACGTGGGACGCGGCGAGTTCGCCTATCCGCGCTGCCTGATGGGCGACCGCAGCCCTGACGTCATGTATGAAAAACGCGGTCTTCCGCCGCCGAAACCGGCGCTTGTGGGCGACGTGCAGAAAGCGCGCGCGGTGCATCGGCTGGGAACAGTGGGCGGGAAGACCGCGATTGCGTTCACGCCGTTGTCGGCTATCGAGAGCGGCAATCAGCCGCTTCCGATGCTTCCGAAAGAGGTGGCGTGATGGCGTTCGAGGAAAAAACACCCTTCGGCGCCTATCGGCAGTGTCGCCGTTGCCATGTGCACATGCCCGCCACGGCTCAATTCTTCGAGCGCTCGCGCACTTGTTTGCTGGGGCTCACGAGCACATGCCGGGACTGTCGCAACAAGATGAATCGCGCGGCCTACCGAGATCGTCTGTCGAGCCTGTCGAGGGCCGTAAATGCATGACCCAATTCGAGCAACAAGCCCAGCACCTTACAACGCTGGCCACAACCCCGGGCTGGTGGGAATACACCCGCCAGAGAGTGCGCGAGCTGGACAAGGAGCCGGGTTTCGAGGGCATCCATGCCGAGGTGACGAAGCGCATCAAGGCGAGCGGGTACAAGCCGGACATGCGACGGGAGAGGGTGCTGTGACGGCGGTATTCCTGCCTGATGGCCCTGCGGCCCGCCTGTGCGCAGAAATCGCACAGCGCCAGGCCATGGAGCCGCGCACGTACTCAATCAACGGCACGAAACGTCAACGTATGCAGCGCTCGAAAGAGTTAGCGATGGATCTGGCGGTGCACTGGCAGCGGGAGATTGAAGCGCTGGATGCGAAGGAGGCGAGCCGTGGTTGAACGCCTGACGCTTTCCCTCCATGAGCCGGTGCAGGCCCGCAAAGCCGTCGATTACCTCTACATCACGGCCAAGCCCTTGCTGATGGCTGGACATCGTCTCGTGGCGAAGCTGGAACCAGAGACGCGTCGGGACAACCACAACCGTCACTTTCACAGCCTGATCGCGCAGATCAGCGAGCAGATCGGCGGTGACTTGGCGGACAAGGAAGACGCGAAGCGCATCCTGATCTCCGCTTTCCGCATCGACACCCGAGACGATCCCGACCTGGCCGGTGAGTGGGCGAAGTTCGGCGACATGCGCATGGGCCGTGGGTTGCGCGGGGAAGTGGTGCTCATGGGGATGCAGTCGCGCGACTTCACGATCAAGCTGGCGCGCGCGTTCATCCATTGGCTTTACGCCTTCGGCGCGGAGCATGACGTGACGTTCAAGCCGTGGGAGGTAGACGAATGAACAACCGCCTGACCACTAAGGAGCGCGCTTACCTCGCGCGGGTCAAGGCGTTGCCGTGCTCGGTTTGCGACGCGCCCGCGCCTTCGGAAGCCCATCACGCCAAGCAAGGCCTTCAGTACACCTGCATTGCTCTTTGTCCTGACTGCCATCGAGGCCCGTTAATGGGCTGGCATGGCCTGCGCCGCGCTTGGGCCATTCGCAAGATGGACGAACTCGCTGCTTTGAATGTCACCATCGAAAGGCTTGTCGATGCGCATTGAACTCCCGTGGCCCGATCCGAAGCTGATGCCCAACCGCAAAAGCGGCAGGCATTGGGCTATCACGCAGGCGGTGAAGGTTCGCAGACGCGACATGGCATGGGCGCTCACGCGTGAGGCGATGCAGCGCGAGGCGTTCGCGCCGATGGATGGACAGTTGCTGCCGATCAAGCTGACTTTTTTCCCGCCGAGCTACGTGAGGCGTGATCTTGACGGGTTACTCGGGGCGCTCAAACCGGACGTTGATGGAATGGCGCGCGCGCTTGGGGTTGACGATCAATTTTTTGAGCCGATCACGCTCGCCAGAGGCAGCAAAGTCAAGGGCGGGGCAGTGGTGGTGGAGGTGGGCAATGCGTAGCAAAAACAAGCCCGCGCAGACCGCGCTCGAAAAGCGATGGGTTTCCCTGCTGGCGCAACAGCCTTGTGTGGTGTGCGGGGCGTATGGAGTGGAAATTCATGAGTTCGAGCAGGGCGCATGGTTCTCCAGCACCCCACTGTGCCCGGCGTGTCATCGCGGCCCGGATGGATGGCACGGCACGCGCCAGCGATGGACGCTACGACGGGTGGACATGGTGCGGGCGATCAACCTGGCCGTGCAACGCAATTTTGAAGCCATCAAGGGAAAGGGAGCCGCTGCATGACCCCTGAAAAAGAGCTGACGAGCACGGAGCGCGTGCTGAATGCTGTCCGTGATCTTCGGGCGCTGGATCAGATTGCGACGCGCGAGACCGTGGCCGAGCTGACCGGCCTGAAGTTGTCCGTCGTGGATGACCGGCTGCGCACGCTCACGGACGACGGCCAGCTCAAGCGCCTCATGCGCGGGGTTTATGAGGTGGTGCACACCTACGATCCGCCGAGGGTCATGAGTAGGACGATCCTGGAAGACGGCTCAGTCAAATATGACATCGGAGACACGGTGCTGACGTTGACGCCATCGGAGGACAGGCGCCTTGCCGAGCTGGGCGCCGGAGCCCTTCAGACCGCAACGACGATCCACAGCACGAAGGAACACCTGTTCCTGGCTACGCAGCTTGCCGCGCGCGTGGAAAAGATGCAGCGGCTGCTGGATGCGATCAAGCATCAAATGGACGAGCGCCAGAGGCCGCTATTTGATGAGGCTGTGCAGGAGGCGCGAAGGTAAAAAATACGCGGTGTTGTACTTTACGTACCCAACACCTAAACAAAAACCGGCCAATGAGCCGGTTTTTTTGGATGTGTAGCAGCCTCGACGGCAATCTTCAGGAATCGTCTTCAGCTGAGGCGTTACCTCGACTCTTCACTGCACTTTGATCAGACACGCTACGTTTGATCTTTCGCTTCAAGATCGCCAGCCAGTCTTCAAAATCTTGAAAACTGTCCGGACTCAAGGTTTCTGGCCACTGAATGGTCACATCACCTTCAGTTAGTGCGAACACTTCTTGGCGCATTCCAACTCCTTTCTGCGCGAAGCCACCAGGGGTCACCATGAGGTTCAACGGCTTGGCCTGTTGAGCATCTGATGCCGTGGTCTGCTGCGCCAATTGTAGCGGCTTCACGTTTGCTGCAGCACTTTCCTCGTCGCTACTTGTATCCTCACGACCGTATTCGATATGCTTTTCTTCAGGTTCATGTCCATGAAGACCAGCAAAAAGCATGGACTTTTTGTAGTTCCCAAGGAAAGCGTCTACCGTACTATCGATGAAACCTTCCTGAAATATCAATGTAGACCGCGCCGATTGAGGCACATCCACACCCCAGTGATCCCAGCACATCTTGTAGGCCTTTGGGGATAGAAACGCATCCCTAAGTGCTTGTTTTCGTTCTTCTGACTCTTCTGTGTCCACCAAGATCCGATAAGCACGATCAGTGATCTTGATCATTTCTGAGTCAGCGGCCCCGGCGATTTCCCGCCGTAACCGGGGCGGAATAGAGAAAGCCCCCGTAGTGCACCCTCTTGACGGAAAGAGCACTACGGGGGCCGAGGCGGGTCACAGATGACCTAAACGACGCTGGCTTAAAGGCCTGCTGAAAGCGACCAGCAGTGTTGACGCACTGCTGGATTTGACGGCAACGTCTTCGTGGTCTTACCGACCCGTCAGCGCGCTTCCGTACCTCTCTATAGGCCTCTTCATTGTAGGCCAACGGGTGCTCGTCGGCAAGAAAGACCTCACTTGATTAAGGAGGCTGCCATGCGCCGCTATACCAAAATCAAGAGCGTGTTTGTGCGCGCCTACCATCGGTTCCGTTTCGGCCGTTGAGAGAGCGTATGCCAGCACTGGCGCTCTCACCCGGGACAGCTTGAGCTGTTTCCGTTCTAACTGGATTTAGCACCTTTCCCACCCCGAGCACGACTCGGTGGTGGGTTTTTTGCGCCACTTTTCCTCATTACTGATAGAGCCTTGTCGAAGCTTACGCCTGACTCATCCGCCCCAAGTTCTTTGGCGGTCTCGATGAACCGTCTCGATTGCTCTTCACCATCGGTGGGTCGCTTCGGTTGTTTGGGTTTCGTCATGCGCTCGCGCTTTCGATGACGGTTTTCGTCAATGAGTTCTTCGGTAGCTTAGACGCTTGCCACGCACCCCCATGAGCAGGTTTTCGGCACGCTGCATGTCATCCACGCCAAGCGCCTTGCGATTGTTGTAGCGGAAGTCGAATTCTGCAAGGTAGCGGTTTAGATGGTTGTGACCGCAGTGCTGGTAGACGCCCTTCATGCCGCGTTTGAACACCGAGAAGAATCCTTCGATGGTGTTGGTATGGATGCTCGGATCGGCGGCGTTCACGTACTCGCCCCGGCCATGGCTGGTAAAGGCGTGGCTCGCGAAGTGCTCGCCAATGCGCTTGTACTGTCCGGCTTCGTCGGTGAGGATACGGGCTTCGCGGGCGACGTTGGCCTGAATTATTGGGATCAAGGTCGCTGCCTTGAGGTCGTCCACGACCAGTGAGCGAGCCTTGCCAGAGTCACGATCCACCAACGACAGCACCTTGTTCTTGTGCTCGTAGCCACGACCTTTCTTGACCCCGCGCGGCTTTTTCGCCTTGTCGTGGCCGATGAAGGTTTCATCCACTTCCACATCACCGCCGCCGGAACCGAACACTTCCAACTCGTTGTCGCGCATCGCCTCGCGGATGCGGTGGCTCATGAACCAGGCCGACTTGAGAGTGATGCCAAGCGTACGGCTCAGTTGGTTGGAGCTGACGCCTTTCTTGGACGAGGCAATCAGAAAGATGGCCTGCAGCCATAGGTGCAGCTTGATGTGACTGGATTCAAAGATGGTTCCAACCTTGACGGTGAAGGGCTTGCGGCAGTCGTAGCACTTCCAGACGCCGATCCGGGTGGAGGCGCCTTGCAGCTTGCCGGCGCGGCCCATCACGCCACAGTGTGGGCAAACCGTACCGTTCGCCCACAGCTTGCCCTCTACGAATTCGTAGGCGGCTTCTTCAATGTGAAAGAACGGCTGAGATAGGATTGATTGCGACATGACGTTTGCCCCTTGGGGGCGCCAAGTATCGGCGATCCATCTGGGTACGTCAAGTACAACATCGCGTTTCTTTTGCCCAGCATAGGGTTGGACTGGCCACGGCCATTTCAAGACACTGGACAAATGGCAAAAGTGAATGCAGGAACCGTGCCAGGCCCAAAGAAGAAGGCGCCGGGCAAAGCTGTGCCCGACTGGGAGAGGATCGAGCTGGATTACCGCGCGGGCGTGAAGACGCTCAGGCAGATCGCCGACGAGCGAGAGGCCATCTTCTCCCACGAGAAGGCGAAGCACGGGACGGAATACGACCTGGTGCGCCAGTTCTTGGAGTCGCACCACGCGGGGCTATTCGATGAGATGCTTCCATGCGAGTCCGCCGCAGACACCGTTGTGACGGAGTATGCGTTCAGGCACGGGCGGGCGGACATCATTCTGTTCCATACAGATGGAACCGCCACGATCATCGAGGCCAAGGACGGCCAAAGGGGCTACACCAACGTGGTGGCGGGAATCGGCCAGTGCAGCCTATACGCGGCCCAACTTGCCGCAAAACCGGGAGTTGTTCGGGCCGTGCGCCGCGCGCTCATGTGGACAAGCGTGGGCAACGTCGATGGCGACGCGAAGATCGAAGAGGCGTGCGAGATTGCTGGCGTCATCCCGCTTCCATATCCCTCCATGCGGATGCTGATGGCGACTCGCATGGCATCTGAGAGGGTGATTGCGCGCGCAAAAGGCGCTTCGGAGGTCGATCATGGCTGCGCCTAAAAAGATCGACTACGAGCGCATCGAGCCAGGCTGGAGAGCTGGGCTTCTCAGCCCGCACCAGCTCGCGGCTGCATACACGGAAGAGACCGGGCAGAAGGTATCTCACGCCGCGATCATCAAGCACTTCAAGAAGGCTGGAATAGCCCGCGACCTGTCGGCCAAGATACGTGACCGCGCCGAAGCGATGGTTACAGAGGCGATGGTTACAGGCAAGGTTACACCGAGACAGACCATCCCTGATGCAACGCTGATTGAGGAAGGTTCCACGCAGGTGGCCACGGTTCGCTTGGCGCATCGCAAGGACATTCACCGTGCCCGCCGCCTCACGAATGCCCTGCTCGACGAGCTGGAGCGTCAGACCGATCCGGAGACCGTCGCGCTTCTGAGCGAGTTTGGCGCTCTGATGCGAAACCCGGACGACAAGGGCGCCGACAAGCTCAACGATCTCTACCACGCCATCATCAGCCTGCCCGAGCGCTCGAAGACGCTGAAGGTGCTCACCGAGAGCTTGCAGAAGCTGGTGGACATGGAGCGCCAGGCGTTCGGCATGGACAAGGATCAGCCCAAGAGCGCGGACGCGCTGACAGACCTGCTGATGCGGATCAGCAATGGCAGCGGCAGCGGGATCAAGCCGGTGGCCACTGACCCGGAGCGTGACGATGACTAATGCCGTGGCTGGATTGATCTACTACATCCGAAGCAGCGCCACAGGTCGCGTCTATGTTGGATCGACAACAAGGCAGGCAAAGCAGCGCTGGGCTGAGCACCTGCACTACCTGCGCAAAGGGACGCATCACTCGAAGCACATGCAGCGCGTCTACGCCAAATATGGGGAAGCCGACCTGCAGTTCAGTGTTGAACTGAGGCACGAAGGCCCTGAGCCACTGCTGACTATTGAGCAACAACACATCGACCTATTCATTGGTCGCTGCATGAACGGAGTCCCGGTATCAGATTCAATCTACGCGGCTCATGCGGCAAACCGTGGCCGCGTAATGAGTGTCGAGGAAAAGGCTAGGCGTTCCGAATCAGCGAAGAAGGCAATTTCAGAGGGGCGATCCATTCGAGCGCCATGGAGCAAAGAGCGCAGGGCTGCGCACTCGATTCGTCTCACTGGCCGAAAAATGCCGAAGGTGTCACAGGATGCCCGGAGCAACATCAGTGCAGGACTGCGCATGATGCACGCTCGGAACGGCACTTCCGCTAAGCCAAAAGGCCCAGATCAGCGCAACGCATTCGTGGCCGCCGAATCGGCCACCTGGCGCGCCATGGCTGCGCAAGGGAAGAGCTTCCGAGAGATTGAGCGCATTACCGGCCACAGTCGTCGAGTGATCGCCAGGGCGTGCAAGGAGGCCGCGTGATGGCCACCACCAACCACGTTCGCGCCGACCTTCTTCCGACCAACGAAGAGGAACTGGCCGTGTTTTTGGCCAGCCCGGAAAAACGTCTATTCAGTGGGGCGCTCTACAAAATTATGGTCAAGGGCGAGGGCGAAGACGGCGAAGAGTTCTCGATCCCGTTCAAGCCCAACCGCGCTCAACGCCGATTCATCCGCCGCCTGTGGCATCGCAACATCATCCTGAAAGCCCGTCAGCTCGGGTTCACGACGCTGATTGCGATCCTCTGGCTCGACCACGCGCTTTTCACGGCAGACCAGCGCTGCGGCATCATCGCCCAGGACAGAGAGGCGGCCGAGGCCATCTTCCGGGACAAGGTGAAGTTCGCCTACCAGAACCTGCCCGACGAGATACGCGAGCGCTTCCCACTGGCCAGAGACAGCGCGAGCGAGCTGCTTTTCGAGCACAACAACAGCAGCGTGCGCGTGGCCACGTCGATGCGCTCGGGCACGATTCACCGGCTGCACGTCTCGGAGTTCGGCAAGATTTGCGCCCGCTACCCGGACAAGGCCAAGGAGGTCATGACCGGCAGCATTCCTGCCGTGCCACTGTCGGGCATCCTGGTGATTGAATCGACCGCCGAGGGCGCGAGCGGCGAGTTCTACGACTTGTCCAAGCGCGCCGAGGCACTGCACGGCACAAAGCAGCGCCTGACTGAGCGCGATTACCGATTTCACTTCTACGCTTGGTGGCAGGAGCCCGGCTACCGCATGGATTCGCGCGCGGTTGTGGTCTCTCAAGAGGATCACGATTACTTCGATGCGCTGGAGGTGGAGATCGGCAGCAAGATCGACCCAGACCAGCGGGCGTGGTATGTGGCGACGCGAGACGCGGACTTCCCCGGCAGGCCGGAGCGCATGTGGCAGGAATACCCCAGCACACCAGCCGAGGCGTTCCAGCAGTCCACCGAGGGCCACTACCTCACGAAGACGTTGCAGCACATCACCAAGGAAGGCCAGATCACGGCTGTTCCGGTGCTGGATATGCCCGTCTACACCTTCTGGGACATCGGCAACAGCGACGGCACGGCCATCTGGTTCTTGCAGTCGCTGCGCGGCGAAGACCGGGCCATCGGCTACTACGAAGAGCACGGCGAAGACCTACGCCACTACGCCAGGCACTTGCAGGAGCGCGGCTTTGTCTACGGCGGCCACTTCCTGCCGCACGACGCCGATCACAAGAAGCTGTCGGACTACAACCGCAGCACGAAGGAGCTGCTCATGGCGCTGCTGCCAGGCCAGCGCTTCGTGGTTGTCCCGCCGATCACCCAGCTATCGACGGGCATCAGCACCCTGCGCAAGCACATGAAGGGCTTGTGGATCGACAAGGAGCGCTGCGCTCACGGGATCGAGCGGCTGCGCGGCTACCGCAAGAAGTGGAGCCAGAGCTTGGGCAAGTTCATCGACGAGCCGGACAAGGCGAACGGATGCAGTGAAGGCGCCGATGCGCTTCGGCAGTGGGCGCAAGCGAAGGAGCTTGGCCTATATGCCCCGACAGACGACGGCTTTGCTACGGCCAGCAGCTACGCCGAGCCACCGGAGCCAGATTGGAGAGCATGAAATGGACATTCAGACCGCAGACGCCTACACAGACGCTGGCCCGATGCGCATCGACGAGTATGCGCAGATCGTGCGCGAGATCGCCAACCAGCCGCCGTGGCGCGCCCAGGCTGACAAGGAGGCCGACTACGCCGACGGCAACCAGCTTGACACCGACCTGCTGCGCCGAATGCGCCAGCTCGGGATGCCGCCCGCGAAAGAGAACGTCATCACCCCGGCTATCGCGGCTGTATGCGGCTACGAGGCCAAGACCCGCACGGACTGGCGCGTGACGCCGGACGGCGAGCCGCAGAGCAAGGACATCGCCGACGCGCTGAACTACAAGCTGAACCAGGCCGAGCGGCACAGCAAGGCCGACAAGGCCATCAGCAAGGCGTTCAAGGCGATGGTGACGACCGGGATAGGCTGGATCGAGGTCGCGCGCGCGCCGAACTCGCTCGACTTCCCCATCAAGTGCCGCTACGTTCACCGCAATGAAATCTGGTGGGACATGCGCTCAACGGAGCTTGATCTGTCGGACGCGCGCTGGCTGCGCCGCCGCCGCTGGGTGGACAAGGCCAAGGCCGCGCGCCTGTTCCCGGAGCACAAGGAGCTGCTGATGCGCTCGCTTGCTGGCTGGATGACGGACGAGGCGGACACGCTGGACGGCGGCACGTCAACCCGGCTGATGAATGCATGGGACGCCGAGCGCGCATGGACGCAGATTGAGGACGCATGGTTCAACACGGAAAACCGAACCGTGGCCATCGACGAACTTTGGTATCGCCGCTGGGATAAGCGTGTGATGCTGAAGATCAAGGGCGGGCGCGCGGTGGAGTTCGACGAGAACAGCATGGCGCACCAGGCCGCCGTGATGGCCGGGCAGGCGACGCTGGTGGAAGAGGTCATCCCCACGGTGCGCCGCGCGTATTGGGTGGGGCCGCACTGTCTGCACGACGACGAGAGCCCGTATCCGCACCGGCATTTCCCCTACGTGCCCATGTTCGGGTATCAGGAGGACATGACGGGCATTCCCTACGGCATTGTGAGGGACATGCTTTTCCCGCAGGACAACCTGAACAGCACGATTTCCAAGCTGCGCTGGGGCATGGCTTCGGCCCGCACGGAGCGCACCAAGGGCGCGGTGGCGATGACGGACGACCAGTTCCGCCGCATGATCGCCCGCGTAGACGCCGACGTGGTGCTTGATCCGACGCACATGGCGCAGCCGGGCGCGCGCTTCGAGGTCAAGCGCGACTTCCAACTGTCAGACCAGCAGTTCCAATTGATGAACGACTCGCGCATGGCGGTGCAACGCGTGTCGGGCGTGACGGATGCCTTCCTGGGACAGGCCGGGACAGCCACGAGCGGCTTGCAGGAGCAGACGCAGCTTGAGCAGTCGCAGGTGTCGCTGGCTGATCTGATGGATCAGGCGCACGAGGCGCGCACGCAGGTGGGCGAGCTGATCATGGCCCTCTTGATCGAGGACATGGGCAAAGACCCGCAGCAGATCATCATCGAGGGCGACGTGCTCAATCCGCCGCGCACGGTCAACCTGAACGTGGTGGAGTTCGATCCGGCAACTGGCGTGCGATACCTGAGCAATGACATCCAGCGCGCCAGGCTCACGGTGGCGCTGGACGACGTGCCGACTTCGAGCGGGTTCCGCGCGCAGCAGCTCAACGCCCTGACCGAGGCCACGAAGTCGGCGCCGCCCGAGCTTCAGAACGTGATCCTGCCCTACATGGTGCACATGATGGACTTACCCAAGAAGGAGGACATTGTTCAGGCGGTGATGCAGGCCAAGCAGCAGGCCGACCCGGAGCAGATCAGGGAGCAGGTCAAGCAGGAGCTGATGCACGACCTCAAGGAGCGCGAGCTTGCCATCCGCGAGCGCGAGATTGCGGCCAGGGAGCGGCTGATGCAGGCGCAGACGGTGCAGACGGGCGTGACTGGGGCTTTTGCAGCCACCCAAGCTGCCGAGAAGGTGGCGATGCAGCCACTTATCGCACCGGTGGCCGACGTGATTCTCCAAGGAGCTGGGTACAGGAAACCTACACCCGAAGGCCAAGACCCGAACCTACCCGGCCCCGGAGCAATGCCCGCCCCGGCTGGCGGCGTTCAGCCCCAGGCATCCATGGGAGGCGAGCCTGGGGATACGTCACCACTGACGCCGAGCAATCCAGCCGCAGATGCTATGCCAGTTGGTGAGGATGGTTTCGCTACAGCGCTTCCTCATAGCCCGGCGGAAGGCGCGGGACGCGGTATCGAGACGCTTAGAGCGGACTGACATAAAATAGGCGAGCCCACAAAGGACGGCAATCCGATGCGGGCTCTAACCAATCAGACTGATAAGGAGTCGTCATGGCTGACCATGATCTTACCGCAGCAGACCTGAAAAAATGCTCGCGCTGCGGGATAGAAAAACCAAGACCCGAGTTCTATAAGTGCGCCGCGTGCAAGGACGGCTTGCGCGGAGAGTGCAAGCGGTGCGTGGCCGCCAAGCAGAGCGTCTACAACGAGAAGAACGCCGACAAGATCAGCGCGCAGAAAAGGAGATACCGGTCGGAGAACCTGGAGTCTATTCAAGAGGCGAAGCGTGCGTACTATCTTAGGAACTCCGATCGCATCAAAGAAAAAACAAGACGCCGCGAGCTTGAAAAACCCGATGAAGTTCGCGAGGCGCATAGAGCCTATCGAAGGAAGAACGCAGCGAGTATCGCCGAGCGGATGCGCCTGTATTGGCAGCAGAACTCCAGCAAATTTAGAGAAAAGAAAAAACGGTACTACCAAGAGAACAAATCGCGCCTTCAGCCAGGGCGCAAGGCTGCCAAGGCGCGCAGAAGAAACGCCGCTGGATCGGTCGTGAAAGCGGATGTGGTCTGGCTGCTTGAGATGCAGCGATGGAAATGCGCCGTGTGCGCGCAGAGCATCAAGAAAGGCGGCTACCACCTTGACCACATCATGCCCCTGGCCAGAGGCGGGACGAATCATCGGGAAAACCTTCAGGTCTTGTGCCCAGCCTGCAACCTCTCGAAAAGCGCGAAACACCCGGTAGATTTCATGCAGCAGCGAGGAATGTTGCTGTAGCCCTCCACGCTCATAGGCCCGCCTCGTGTGGGCTTTTTTCTGGCCGCCCGGTATAGGGTTTGATCCTCAAGGCGGGTTTTCGGACACTGGATTCCAAGCCAGGCGCGCGAGCAAATGGCGATGCCGCACCCTCGGGATGAGGGCGCACCTTCCCGCCGATGGAGCATGCGGGACGAGGGCTCAGGCCCTTGTTCCCGATCATGCGAACGGCGCTCAAGGGCCGGATGGCCCAAGGAGCACGAATGTCTGCCTTGGAGGACATGACCCCAGCAGAAATGCTGGACGCCGCGATGGACGGCAGCTTGACGCTGGACGGCGACGAGCAAGAGACCATCAACAAGCCGACCGACGACGAGGCGAAACCCGAATCGACGGAGCAGCAACCGCAGGCCACCGACGACAAGAGCGCAGACGACGAGCCGGAAGGCGCGCCGATTGCCAGCAAGTCGGGCGCCTACACGATCCCCTACGACAAGCTGGTGCAAGCCCGTGAGAAGGCGCACACGCTGGAGGCCGAGAACGCGGCCCTGAAGGCGCAGCTTGAGGAGCTGAATGCCAAGCAGCAGCAGAACCTGGCGCAGGCGCAAGCCAACGCGCAGGACAGGGCTGATGCCGGGCAGCAGGCCACACAGGCCGACGCCAATTTGGCGCAGGCCGAGGCGGCTATCAGCCAGGGTGCGGATGTTTCGGTTTTCGGTGACTTCTCCGAGGAAGCGATTGCGAAGGGCATCGCAACACTGCAAGCGCGTGAACGTGAGGCGATCCGGGCCGAACTGAAAACCGAGCTGAAGGCCGAGATTGAGAAGGAGCTTGCTCCCATCCGTCAATCCCGGCAGCAGCAGGCGGTGGACGCCCACTACGGCGCGATTTACGCGAAACACCCCGACGCGGATGAGCTGGCGCAGAGCGAGCAGTTCACGAAGTGGCAGCAGAGCTTGCCGACTTTCATGCGCGACGGGATCAACAAGGCCCTGACCGAGGGGACGACCGAGCAGGTGATCGAGGTCTTCGACACCTTCAAGGCCCAGGCAGGAATCAAGCAACCCCAACCGGCCAAGGCAAGCATGGATGTGCAGCGCCATGTGCCCACCTCGCTTTCGGAGATCGCGGGAGAGCCGCACCGTGATTTGGTGCAGCAAACGCTGGAGACGGCTGACAACCCGTCCGCGCTCATGGACGCCATGCAGAGCATGACGCCGGAGCAACTGGAGCGGGTTTTGAGCGCCGTGTAGCCAGCTTCCCCAACTGGGCCACCTCGTGATGAGGCAGCTCGCTTATCCCACAGAAGGAGGTCTCAATGACCACGAAATCCACGGTGGCCGCAGGTGATCCTAAGGCCATGTTTGTTCAAGCTGCCGGGCTGTTTGCTCAGTCCATGCAGCGCAATTCCACGCTGGGCCGCCTGTCTGGCCCCATGCCCAAGGGCGAGGCCGCAGCTGCGGACGTCGTTCGCAAGCAGACCGCCACGGACATGCCCATCGTCAAGTCGGTGGACTTGTCGCGCGGCAAGGGCGACGAGGTGGAGTTCCACTTCCTGCAGCCTGTCGGGGCTTACCCGATCATGGGCAGCCGCCACGCCGAGGGCAAGGGCACCGGCCTGAGCTATGACAAGGCCCGTGTGCGCGTCAATCAGGCGCGCTTCCCGGTTGACCTGGGCGACACCATGACGAGCTTGCGCTCGGCCGTGGACTATCGCCGTCTGGGCCGTCCGGTGGCGCAGAGTCTGATGGACAGCTACCTTGACCAGTCGCTGCTGGTGCACATGGCTGGCGCGCGGGGCTATCAGGACAACATCGAGTGGCGCATTCCTGTGGCCAACCACGCGGACTTTGCCGATATGGCCGTGAACGCCGTGAAGGCGCCGACCCGCAACCGCCACTATGTGGCGCAGGGCGGCACGGGCAGCACGTTCGCGGACAGCCTCAAGCCGTTCTTCAGCGTGGCCGCCAGCGGCTCGGAAATGACTTCGTTCCTGTCCACCGACCAGTTGACCATGGACGTGGTTGACGCGGTGCGCACGCTGATCGAGTCGATCACCCTGCCGCCGCCCGCCGTGAAGATTCCCGGTGACGTGGTGGCCGAGGATTCGCCGCTGCGCGTGCTGCTGGTCTCCCCGGCTCAGTACCACGTCTTCGCGCAGGACAAGAACTTCCGGCAGTTCCAGGCCAATGCGATGGCGCGCGCCAGCAAGGCGAAGAACCACCCGCTGTTCCTGGGCGAGTGCGGTCTGTGGAACGGCATCCTCTTGATGAAGATGCCCAAGCCGATCCGCTTCTACGCGGGCGACGAGATCAGCTACTGCGGCGCCTACGACAGCGAGACCGAGCTGAAGACCAAGGTGCCCGCAGCGTTCAGCACCACCCATGCGGTGGATCGCGCGATTTTGCTGGGCGGCCAGGCCATTGCCCAAGCGTTCGCGGCCAGCGGTCACGGCGGCATGCCCTTCTTCTGGAAGGAGAAGGACTTCGACCACGGCGACAAGATGGAGCTGCTGATCGGCGCCATCCAGGGCATTTCCAAGGTGCGCTGGAATGTGGATCAGGGCGACGGCACGAAGCAGTACACCGACCACGGTGTGATTGCCATCGATACCGCCGTGCCGATCATCAGCGAACGCGGCTGATCCATGAGGGGCCTCGCGCCCCTCTTTGTCAATACCGATTCTCATAGGAGGCCATCATGGCAACCATCACCAAGAAACTGACCAAGAATGCGAGCAACCGCCTGGGCGCAGCGCCCTGGGGCAACATGGCCGCGTTCACCTACAAGCTGGAGACCAACAGCTCCGGCGCCGTGATCGGCTCGGATGCCGCTCAGGGTTCTTCCACACCTGCCGGCACCGTGATCCGCGTGGGCATCCTGCCTGCCGGGTTTAAGTTGGTTGATTTTAAGGCCACCGTCGGCACCGCGATGACCACGACCATCACCGCCGACGTGGGCTTTGCCTACGTGGACGGCGTGGACGATTCCAGCGTGCCGCAGGACGCGGACTACTTCGTCGCGGCGGGTGCGACCACCGTCGGCGTGCTGCGCCAGGCCACGACCGTCCCGCAGGTGACCCTGCCCAAGGACGCATGGCTGACCGTGACCACCGCCGTGGCTGCCAACGCCAAGGCATCGAGCATCGAGCTGATCGTCCTCGCAGTCGCCGAAGGCGTGAAGTAATCCAGGCGCCGGGCGGACGCCCGGCCATCAGGAGTGAGCAATGGAACTTGTCACTGTCAAATTCTCCGGCTCGCGGGCCTACCGAGATCGCACGGCCTATGCCAATGTCTGGCAGCCGGGCGATGTGAAGGCCATCCCACAGGACGCGGCGCAGCAGCTCAAGCGCTTCGCCGAGTTCGAGGTGGTGGGGCAAAAGCCTACGAAGGAGCAGGAGGCCGAGGCCGCCCTGTCACAGAAGGCGGTGACCCAGAAGCAGGAGGACGAGCACAACGAAACCGAGGGCATGTTGCTGGCGGTGCAGTCGTGGGACAAGAACCAGCTCGAAGCCTACGCGCGCAAGTACGACACGGAGCTGGACAAGCGCCGCTCCGTGTCGAGCCTGCGCCTTGACGTGGCCAACCTGGTGGAGCGCTTCGGCGTGCGCTGATGACGCTGGAAGACCTCATTGGGCGCTTCCGCGTTCTGGCCAACGACCGGCAGGAGCCGTTCTTCTGGACGAACGAGGAAATCGCGGGCTGGCTTTCGGACGCGCAGGCGCAAGCCTGCATCCGGGGCCGACTGCTGCGCGAGGATGCGAACCCGCTTGTGTGTCTGATCACGCTCGCGCCGGGCCAGCATACCTATCTGCTGCACAAGGCGGTCTATGAGTTGATCGACGTGCGCTATGTGCCGCTGACGGGAAGGCCGCGCGCGCTTTGCCGTGTGACGCGCGAGTGGCTGGACAACGAGCAGCCTGATTGGCGCGAGGACGAATACGAGCCCCGCTACGTGATTCAGGATGAACGATCCATTCGCGTGGTGGGCAAGATCAATACGGGCGACGCGATCCGCATCGAGTGCTACCGGCTGCCGATGAAGGCGCTGGAGAGCGACGCGGACAAGCCCGAGATTCACGAGGCGCACCACGTACACCTGATCCAGTGGGCGCTGAAGGTGGCTTTCTCCGTGGTGGATGCAGATGCGTTTGATCCGCAACGCTCGGAGAAGGCGGAGGCTGAATTCACTCGGTACTTCGGGCCGCTGCCCGATGCCGATCTGCGGCGCGAGACGCGCTGGGACGCGCCGCACCACAACATGGCGGTGCTGCCATGACCGCACCAGCCACTCAGCGCATCGGCCCCTTCCCCATCGGGATGGACAACCGCGCGCCCGATTACGAACTGCGCCTGCCAGAAGGTGCGGGCCATCTACTGCGCGACGCGCTGAACGTGGACACGACGGGCAAGGGTTCGCTCAAGACGCGCCCCGGGTTCACACGATCCGTCATCGGCGCGGACTGCCATTCGCTCTGGTCTGACCCAGGCATCCCCTTCGCCCTGTACGTAGATGCGGGCGTGCTCAAGCGCCTGAACCCGGACGGCACGACGAGCGTGGTGCGCGCGAACATCGGCCTGGCCACGCGGGTGCGGTACGCGCGGGTTCACGAGGCGGTGTTCTACACGGATGGGATCGTCGTGGGGTCGTATCACCCAATGAGCGGCCCGACACCGGCGTGGCTCGATGCACAAGCCGCGACCGTGGGCGACCAGGCGCTGGTTCCCATGCCCGCAGGCCAGCAGATCGCGCACCACGGCGGGCGCCTGCTGGTGGCCGTGGGCTCGTCGCTGATCTACAGCGAACCGTTCCAGCCGACGCTCAGGGACGAGGCCAAGGGCTTCGAGTTGTTCCCGGCGCCGATCACCTGCCTGGCGGCGGTGGAAGCGGGCGTGTTCGTGGTGGCCGATCAAACCTACTTCATCGCCGGCGGCCTGCCGGCCGAGAACGTGCAGGCGGTGCTTGAGTACGGCGCGCCGGATCAGCAGGCGGTGCGCCGCGACGACGGCGGGGTGCAGTGGATGGGCACGCAGGGCGTGGTGTCCGTGAACCGGGCGGGCGAGATCAGCAACCTGCAGGACGCGCACATCGCGCAAATCGCCACGGGATCGGCGGCGACGCTGTACCGGGAGGCGGACGGCATGAAAACCATCATCGCGGCGCTTTCGCAGGAAAGCGACATGGGCGCGGGCATCGGCTCCTTCGCGCAGGCACGAGTTGTGAGAAAGGCTTACTGACATGACATCCATCATTCGACCCGGCTTCGAGTACACGCTGAACGTGCGCAGCAAGCGCACGGGCGAGGTTCTGGCGCGCGAGCACGCCTTCAATCGCGTCCCCATCGAGGGGCTCAACGACATCGCCGAGACCTACCTGAAGGGCGGCACGGCGCCGGCGGCGCTGTACGTCGGCGCGTGGACGGGTTCGCACGTCCCGGACGGCAACGAGACCGCGGCCAGCCTGCTCGGCATCGTGACCGAAGTCACGAACTACGTGCAGGCCGGGCGGCTGGTGCTGACGCTGGGCTCCGTGACCGGCGGGGCCTGCTCCAACCAGGCATCGCTGGCGCGCTTCGACATGCTGGGCGCGGCGGTCGTGAACGGCATGTTCCTGAGCACCACGCAGGCCAAGGGCAGCTCGGCCGGGAAGCTGGCCTCGGTCGTTCGCTTCGCCAACCCCCGCACCGTGGACGAGACGGTTTATCTCGAAGTCCTCACGGGTTTTCAGTTCATCTCTCTGTAAGGAGTTTTCACCATGGCTCTTCTCGCTTCCACGGGGCTGCGCACGCATGTGCTGGGCACCGGATCGCTCAAGACGGCCCTCGCGGCCGGGTTCCTCCACATCTACTCGTGCGCCATCGCGGACATCCCGGCCTCGGCGGACGCGGCCATCACCGCCTCGCACACCAAGCTGCTGACGTACTACAGCGATGGGGCGGCGACCGGGCTGAACCTTGGCGTCGCCGCTGACGGCGCCATCGGCAAGGCGGCTGGCGAAACCTGGTCTGGAACAATCCTCGCCACCGGCAATGCCACGTTCTTCCGCTTCGTCGGCAGCGCGGACACGGGCGCCGCATCGACCACGGAACCGCGCCTTCAAGGCCGGGTGGGCACGGCAGGCGCCGAGCTGAACATCGACACCCTGGCGCTGACCGCCGGGCAGACGAAGCAACTCAACTTCGTCAACATCAACCTGCCGTGGTGATAGATGCCTGTTTTCTACGGGTATCTTCCATTCAAGTCTGCCGGCGGGACAGACGAGTTCGGCGTTTATCACCCGCCATGGGGCGATATTGACGGAGTGCCGCATGAGCTGACCCAAGCGGAATTCTTGGCTATCGCGGGCGACCTCGCTCTCGATATGGTGCCCATCTACACACTGACCAGTACGAACTACTGGACGATCTCGGCTGGCGGGCCTTTGCCTCCTGCGGATCCAGGCAACGTGTCCATATTGCAGTTCGACAGTTACCTCTATGCGTACCTGAATAAAACGTCTGGCAAAGAAGACCTACAAATAGATTTTTCCGGTCGGATTGAAGGCACAACCACAACGGTAGAGTCGATACGCGCGTTCATCGTTGAGATCGAAACAGACGTGGCTCCGTACTGGGGGGAATCAGCGTGGTATGAGCGTCCAAGGGTTCTTCTGTACCCGTATGGAGAGTCTCCGACCGATGCGACATTCCACCTCGTCGTAGAAAACCAAGAATTTTCAGACGGGGTGCACACGGCTGTGCCTCCACTCAACCTTCAGTCTTTGAAGGTGTACGCGTACCAGGCGCCTATTACGCCGCCAGCAATGTTTTGGGCCAATTTCGTGGGCTCCCATGAAGTTCCGTGATGCTCATCTTCGACGACTCCGAAGGCCAATCCGACATCAAGGAGAAGGACACCCTTGATGCGATGCTGGCGGTCGGCTCGGAGTTCATGACGGACTCCGACGACGAGAGCACGGTGCAGCGATCGGGCGAGTTCGTCAAGATCGAGAAGGAGCCGGGCAGCGAGCCGTTTCCTCGGCACCTGCTGCTGCACGAAACCTGCGACGTCTTCACCAAGGCCGGCGTTTACCTCGGCGACAACGATTACTTCAACCTGAGCGACGAGAGCCAGCTGGACCGGCGCACGCTCTGGTATGTCGCCGGGTTCGACGGCGAGAGCCAGCAGGGTACGGCGTTCAGGGAGAAGCGCGGCCCGGACATGGTGAGGATGCCGCGCTGCGCCGGGCAATCCGACCCCTCGGGGGCCAAGGTTCTGTTCGGGCTGTACGAGCGCAGCCACACCGCCATTCACGGCAAGCGGCGGATGTTCGTGCAGGATGACGGCAAGGTGCTGGTGCTGCGCGACGTGGTGCAGCGCGGCGGCCGGTTCTACTACGGCGCGCAGACGGACTCGTTCACCAGCGTGCGCTCTGCCAGGGTTTCACAGGTCGAACTGGTGCCCTACGACCCGCAGACCGGGAAAACGGCCGCACCGATCTTCGCGTTTCCCGTGTTCAGCGGGGTGAGTGTGGACGTGACCGAGGGCCTTCCCAAGCTGCGTTCGAACGTCTCTGTCGATCCGGCGCTGCCGATGTACGACGCGACGCGGATCTACAACATCACCACGGGTGCCCTGGGAGGGATGGATTTCGACTTCCAGGTCTCCAACAGCACGCCCTACGGTGGCGACCCAGGCGCGGTGCACGACGTGTGCCCGCCCGCCATGGCAAAAACCGCCGACGGCAAGCTGTACCAGTCGATCATCGCGGTCTACGCGGGCGACGACGACGTGCGGGCGCCGGCGAGCGCCGGGGCGTACCGGCTGACCTGCAAGTACACCACGTTGGACGCCGGCGCCAAGACGACGAAGATCGTGATTCCCGACCCGTCTTGGATCGGCACCTACCCTGGGTATTACTACGCCGTGTCCCAGGTGGAGCTGGTACGCACGGCGCCGACCAAGGCGTTTCTGTATGTGCGGGCTCACGTCATGCAGGGCGGCGCGAAATCGACCTATGTCAGCGCGACCGACCAGGCGGTGCTGTACTACTGCACGGCGGACGCCGGGGCGACATGGACCCTGCTGCCGACGCTGGTCGGCATGGTTCCAACCCTCGGCGGAATGCTCGCGCGCGACGAGGACACGCTGCTGACATTCGAGACCATGCCGGACTACCCGACCGCGGCCTTGAACGTGCGGGCCATCACGCCCAGCAGCATCAGCGTGATCGGCTCCATTCCCCTGTCGGCCTTCTACGACGATCTGTTCGATCCGGGATTCGTCCGTGTTCCCTACCTCGCCTTCGGCTTCGGTGGCGTGACCTACATCCGCAAGAATGACCAGACGATCAAGCGCCTGTGGATGCAATTTGACCCGCGCTGGTACTACGAGGATGGGTCTGCATTCAACCTCACCTACCCGGCGTCTCGCCCCCTGCTGATGGTGTCCGACGATGGCGGGAAGACGTGGGCGCGCAGGTTCCTCCCGACGCCGTGGGCGTTTCTGGCCGGTTTCGTGGTGAGCACAGGCCCGGGCGAGCTGGCCGTGCCGGTGCAGTCGCCCAGGGTGGAAGGTGCAAAGAATCTGACCGTCACGATCTACCGGTCGCGCAACGGCGGGGACACGTGGACGGCCGACGCGAACGCACAGGCGCGGCTGACGGCGCGCACGCGCATCGACGGTGGGGTCGTGATCGGCCGGCGGATCGGCTCGGGCCACCAGGAGCGCTACGAGCAGGACCTCTCGGACTGCTGGCTCGAATACAACCGCGGCGAGCTCGCTCCGATGCTGACGCTGCGCGACGAGCAGGGCCGTTTTCTCAACTCCGATCCAGCGCGCCCGTGGGTGGTGGATGCGAGAAAGGACAAGCCGATCTATGGCTAATTCGCTGATCAAGAACATGCCGTCTGCGTCGGACAGCACCGCATCGGGCGGCACCTCTGGCGGTTCCGGGGGCTCGGGAGGCTCTTCTGGCGGCGGCGTGCCTACCCAGTCTGCCACGTGCGACGCGAGCTTCATGGCCACGCTGATCACCATGGCTGGCGGCGCTTCCAATGTCGGCCGCATCTCGCTTGGCGACGGCTACGACTGGTACACCATCCCGGTGCAGACGGGTGGCCTCGGAAATGACCGTATCGCGGTGCGCAACGGCGGCTGCGTCAACGGGTATGTGAACCTGATTTACGCGCCGGCCACGCCCTACAACTACGCCGTCATGGTGGGGTGACACATGATAAGTTGTGAACCGATCGCAATCAGGGACTTTGGCAACGGGCCTGAGACGATATACCAGTGCACCGAGTTCCCCGACAATCTCGACACCTACAAGCCGCCGACCAACACCGGCGGCGGCGGATCGAGCAGTGGCATTTCCTACGGGGGCCAGATTTACTACGACCCGCTCAACCCCTCCGGGTCGGTGCCCATCGCCACGCAGACAGCGCCCGAACCGCTGCCGCCGAACGTCATCCCGGCGTGGGATGCCGGGGCCTACAGTGCAGAAAAGCTGCAGGCCAACTGGCTCGGGACGGTGCTCTTCGACGTGCCCGACGTTCAAGGTGTGCGCCCGGGCGGCGTGGCCATCGGCCTGGTGCCCGTGGCCGACCTGCCGACCGTGGGGCGCAGCGGCTACGCGCAGATCAAGTACGGGCTGGTCTTCACGTCGGCGACGGTGAGGATCATCCTGGACGGCGCCGTGGTCAGGGAAATGACCTATGCGGAGGTGAACAGCGCGCGCGCCGTGGGGAGCACGACGGACACGGTGGCGCTGCTGGTCGGCGACGGGCAAATCACCTACGTGATCAACGGCACGCTGTACTTCTCCGGCGCCTTCTCCATGCCGTCCGAGTTCGCGCTGGACGCGACGCTCTACACGCCCTACGACGAGGTGGACAACCCGGAGTTTGCGGCCGGCGCGTGGACGGCGACGTTCGCGGGGGCCACGCTGACCGGGGAGCTTTCCGGCTTCACGATGGAGGCGGATGCGCGCAACACCGGAACCCTGAGCGCGTCGCTGCAGCCGGTAGCAGGCATGTTTTCCGAGGGGGCCTACGCCGATCTGCGCGCGTCCATGTCATCCTTCGAGATGACCAGCAGCTACGACAACTATCTGCAGGCGCAATTGCCCGAGTTCTCGATGCGCGCGTACTCCGGCCCGTATGCTGCGCTGGAGGCGAGCCTGTCGGCGCTGAACATGCAGGGCGGGGTGTCGGCGCCGGATGCCAGCGTGCCCTACAGCATGCTCGCGTCCTCCCTGTCGCGCTTCGAGATGCAGGCGACGTTTGCCGGAACCGCCACCCTCGACACGGCGATGAGCGGCTTTCAGATGCGGGCATCGTCCGAGACGAGCTACAGCGAGCTGAACAGCGCCATGAGCGGGCTGCGGATGACGGCCTACAGCGGGGGCATCACGCCCTTCGTGAACGTGCCCGAGTTCGTCGGGGTGTACTTTCCGAGCTTCCAGAGCTGGAACATCACCCTGGCGATCACGGAGACGGTCGGCGGTGGCTCGACGATCACGCTGCAGGCCATCACGCAGGCGGACACCACCGAGCAGATCACGGCGGAAGACCAGACGCAGATGATGCTCACCTTCCTGCAGAGCGCTGTCGAGCAGGTGGGGCTGCTGCAGAACGTGCGCCTGACGGTGCTGGGCGCGGCGGACGACGCGGAGCAGATCGTCGGAGGCGGCGCCTGGGCGGTGAACGCGCAAACCAGCGCCTCGACGCGCTACGACAACTACGACTTCAACAGCTTCGCAGCCGTAGGTGGCAAGCACTTCGCCTGCCGCCACGACGGCATTTATCTGCTGGGTGGCAACACCGACAACGGCCGGGTGATCCAGAGCGGGGTGAACCTGGGGCAGCACACCTTCGGCACCGAAGCACTCAAGCACATCACCAACGTGTACGCGGGCGTCTCGGCGGGTGGCGCGGTGTTCCTGAAGGTGGGCGACGGCGTGAGTGAGTACACCTACAAGGCGCGGCGCACCGATCCGCACATGAAGGAGCAGCGCATCGACGTGGGCCGGGGCCTGCGGGCGAATTACTACACCTTCGAGCTGACGAGCGACGCCGACCGGTTTGAGCTGGATTCGGTGTCGTTTCGCGTGGTGGCCTCCAACCGGAGAATCTGATGGCAAATGGACGAGCACTGCCTTCCGCGTTGATGTTCGACTGGCTGCTGGGCCGGGCCTGGGGCATGGCCAAGAACGCCTACGCGAACGCCAGCAGCCTGGGCATCGCCAGCCTGCCGACGGTGGGCTGGGAGTCAGGCGTGGACACCGGTGGTGGGTCGGGCATCGAGCAGTTCATGACCCGCTACGCCGGGGACGAGCCCGCCGCGTTGGTGGTGGCGCACGACCGGGCGCTGGAGCGCGAGATGAAGGAGGTGGCCGACCGGTGGGCCGCCGAGTTCCAGGGCGCCATCACCAGCGCCATGCCGGTGGGGCCGGGCTTCATCCTGGCCATCGAGTGGCTGCGCAAGGTGGTCAACGGCGGCGACGGCCTAGGGTACGTGGGTGCGGGGCACCGGATGGCGCAGGGGCAGGGCTACAAACAGACGGCGCTGGCCCGTGTGGGCGCGCGCGGCCTGCCGACCCCGCCCGGCGCAGCGCTGGCGCTGACCGCGGTGGCCGGGCGGGAGAGTGATGTGCTGCTGGGTGTCGCGGCAGACAAGATCGCCGCCGACCGGCTGGCCGAGCAGCACAAGCTGCGGGTGGATGCGGCCGAGGCGCTGATCCGCGCGAGAAACGATGCGCTCGATGCGCTCATGGACCACCTGTTCACGCAGATGCACCTGATGTTCGACGTGTTCGGGCGCAACAACGACTACCTGGTGAAGCTGCAGCGCCAGGAGAACGCCATTCGCTCGCGGCTGGACATTCGGCTGGCGGAACTGTCCGGGTGGGAAGAGCGCATCGCCACGACGGATGACTCGAAGGAGGCGGCGAACCGCAAGCTCAAGGCGCAGGTAGAGCGCTACAACACCCGCACCAGCATGTCGGCCGAGGCGCATATCCGAATGCTCAAGCGGTTTTCTTCGCGTGCGGCGTCGGCTCTGAACAGCGCTGGGGTGAGCGTGAGCGCCAGCGCCTCCGAATCGAACAACGTGGACTCAGGGGTGTAAACCATGGCGACCATGACTCTCATGCCCGGCCTGACCGCGGCCATCGTGTGGACGGCGATCGACAAGATCACGCAGATGATGGGCGACGCCGAAACGTCCCTGGCCGAGGCCGTTTCCCGCGAGATCAACGCCGCGCAACACGCCATCCCGGTACGCCCGGACGTGATGGGCGTGAGCTACGCGGAGCAGTACGGCTCGGTCGGCGGCGCCTTGAAAGAGGCGAACATCGAGAAAAAAGACCCACCGATCGACACGCTGCCGCTGTTCCTCGACAACGTGGTGGGGTCGTTCTTCGAGGACTACGTGGGCAAGATGGATGCGCTCTTTCCCGGCCTGGGCGCGGCCGGGGACGATGCGGATGCGTTCGTGCGCAATGCGCTGAACTCGGCCATCGGCATGTCCTATGACGAGGTGGTGGACAGCACGCCGGCGAAGAGCGCGTTTGCGCTGGCATCCAGGCAGGCATTCGCACAGGAGCGCCAGGCGCTGGATGCCGCCGCCAAGGCGGGGCACCGGTTTGCCCATGGCGTGGTGCTGGAGAGTCTGGCCCGGATGCATGGCGCGAGCATCGAGAGCGCGACTCAGGCGCTGGCCCAGGCCCACGAGCAGCGCCTGATGCAGGAGCGCTCGGAGAAGATGCGGCTGGTTCAGGCGCAGCTCGCCACCAGCATGGACCGGATCAAGCGCCTGCATCAGCAGGTGGCCGAGGCGTTCAAACTCAAGCTGCAGGCCCGCGGGATGTGGGTGAACGACCAGAACGCCGTGGTGGACGCGGCCAACAACATTTACGCCACCAACGAGAAGTTCCAGACGCACATCACGGAGCTGCTCAGGAAGGTGGCATCGCGCCGCTTCGCTCTGGACTTCGACGAAAAGGCGATCAAGGATCGCGGCGAGTTCATGGGCAAGATCCTGATCGCCAACGCCAACGAGGTGGTCGATCTGTTCGGCAACGCGATCACCACGCTGATGAACCAGGTGCACGCCAGCGGGCGGTATGGCGGCACGGAACGCGACGTGACGGATTGGGACAGCATCCTGGCGTGATCACCGCCATAGGGTTTGCCCATTGACCGAGACGCCTGAAAAATGCAAGCAATCACAGGAGCAAGAACCATGCGAGGTTTCCACCCGGCTGCCGTGGAGCAGCATTTCGTCGATGGCGGCGTCGTCAACTTTCTAAAACGGGCTACCGGCCTAGCGCCAAAACTGAGCTACCCAGAGACAGAGGCATATGACCGCCAGCGCGCGCAGCAACGTGCGCAGACGATCAAATCACTTCCAGGACAAAAGGATGCAGCAGCGGCGCCGCAGGAACCAAGTGGCATTGGCGCCTTGCCTGCGGACTACCTGCGCAACCCCAAGAGTGTGCTCAGAAAGCGCGAGCAAGAAGCCGGGTTCAAGGATGGTGGCCGCGTGCGCCCGCAGGGGTTCGTGGCCAGCGACAAGCACCCGGACGGTATCGACACGGTTCCGGCGAGGCTGTCCAAGGGTGAATACGTGCTCCCGACGGACACGGTGGACGCGGTGGGCGTGGAGAACCTTGATGCGCTCAGGGCGGCGACGCACACCCAGGCGCGCGGGTTTTCTGGAAAGAAGGACGGCGAGTTCTTCTTTGCCGGTGGGGGCGGCGTGGACGACGAAGAGCGCAAGCGAGGCAACCCCGGCTTGACGACCGTGGATGATCCCGTGGCGAACGCGGCGCGCTTTGTGAAGGTGCCGCCGCCGATTGGCACGCAGCCTGGTCGTCAGGATCAGGCGCAGCAGCCTCCAGCGCAGCCTGCGCCCGTCATGCCTCCAGCAGTTCAGCCTGCCGCGCCAGCGCCTGAAGTGCAGCGCCAGTCAGTGGCCGCGCCGGTTGCGAGCGGCCAGCCAGCAGCCACAGCGCCGCAGCCTCGGCCAAGAACCTTCACCGAGGACGTGATCATGACGGCGGGCGACAACGCCAAGGCCGCATGGGATCGCGGTGGTGCATCCGGCGTGGGAGAGGCTTTCGGCCATGCGGTGCGGGGCGCGGCGACTGCCATACCGGCGGCGTTTGTGGATGCTGCCGATGATGTCGTGAATGGCCCCATCGGGAATACCGTCGGAGGGTTCTGGCGCGGGATCACGGGCGGATCAGATCAGCCGACGCAACAACCAGCGGCGGCGTCGCCTCAAGCCTCGATCAATGGCGCCCAGCCCGACGCCAGCCCGGCGGCCAGCAGGCATTCACCGCCTCTGGTCAGCGCCGAGGAGCAGCAGCGTCGCATGAATGCCATCAGCGGGCAGGCTGCAGCCCCAGCCGCAGGAGGCGGGCAGGAGATCATGCCCGGCGTGTTCAACCACGGGCGCGGCCAGTACAGCGATAACGCGGCTGGCATGGGTTTTGCTTCCGGGTTCACCGGGCAGCCGAATGCACAGAACATGGCGGCTGCGGATGCACTGGCGGCGCGCTCTCAGCAGGAGTCGCGCGGTCGTGTCGCGGCTGCTCAAGCGGCGCAGGCACAGCAACCGCAAGGCTTCCAAGCGCCAGTGGCGCAGCACAGCGGCAACAACTGGCAGCGGCGCAACGATCTGCGCAACCTGGAGGTGAGCGCAGGCTCGATCACGAACAACGGCAGCCGATGGGATAAGCACAAGGGCGAGTCTCCCGCATCGCAGGCGTACCGCGCGGCGCTGGTCGCCGATCTGCAAGCGCAGAACATGCAGCCCGGGATCGACGTGGCCACCATGAAGGAAAACGCCGGATTGCAGCGCACCGGGATGGAGCAGTCTGGGGCCAACCAGCGGGCGGCTGATGGGAATGCATTGGGCAGAGACAGGCTTGCGCTTGATACCCGGCGTTTCGGGCTGGACGCCCAGGCCAAGGGCTTCGATATGCGGCAGGCGCAGCGACATGAAAACCTGATGACGGCTTATGACAAGGCCACTCATGAGCAGCGCGCCGCCATGCGAGAGCAGTATCCGGACATCTTCAAGCGCGGCGGCGAAGCAAAGTTGCAGGTGCTTCGTGGCAGAGCTGATCCAGCGACTGGCCAGATTGATCCGGACATGGTTGTGTCTCTTGATCCGCGCACGCAGAGTGCTCGCACGATCCCAATTCAAGGGCAGGCGCCAAAACTCCAGCCTTTGCCTGAAAAGGACAAGCGCGTGGCCGGTCAGACTTATCTGAACAGCAACGGCGTGCCTGTTGTGGTGGCGCCTGACGGGAAGGTATTGGCCGTCCAGTGACACCCGGCATAGGGTTTGCCTGCTGATCTTCGGCAGGCGACATTGGGCGCATGACGCCCGACGAATACCTGAATCAGGCCGACGAGTACATCGCGGCCAAGTCCACGAAAAATCCCAATGCGGGGAGCGCCGAGCCCAAGGTGTTCACCGAACGTGAGCTTGGTTTTCAGCCAAGGCGAACGTGGGGCGAGGCCATCAAGGATACCGGCGCGGCGCTGGCCGGAGGGGTTGCCGGTCTCGGCAAGACGGCGGGCGATCTGTATGGCCTTGCTTCCGGGGACATGGACAACGCGCTTTCGCGCTACTCGCAGAAGGGCCAAGAGTATTTTGACGAGGCGAAGTCCGGCGCCCTGAAGGAGAAGATCGCCGAGCGCAGCGCGAACATCGACGCGCAAGATTCCACGCTGGGCAAGGCATGGACGGCGGTGAAGGACACCCTGACCGACCCGGCCCTTGCAATGGATACGGCGGCGAGCAACGCGGCCACGATGATCCCCAGCATGGGCGCCGGGCGCCTGGCGGGCGGTATCACGGCGGCGCGCGGCTTTGCAGCGGCGCAGGCTGCGGCAGGTGCTGGCAAAGCAATTACCAAGGAAGCTGCTGATCAGGTTGCCATGCGCGCAGGGCGTGTCGCAACTGGCACTGCTATCGGCACTGGCGCCGTGCAACAGGGCGCCGACGTGTCTGGCGACATCTACGGCGATCTTCTCAAAAACACCGATGCGCAATGGGCGCAGAGCCCCGAGTACGTAGCCGCGCTGCAAAGAAACGGCGGTGACGCACAGGCGGCCAAGCGCGAGCTGGCGCTTGGCGTGGCCCGGGCCTCGTTCCTGCCTGCGACGGCGATTTCCGTGGCGTCCAACGCCATTCCCGGTGCGACGCTGTTGGAGCGTGCACTTGTTGGTGCGCCTGCGGGGGCGGCTGCCAAGGCTGGGGCCAAGGAGGCTGGCAAGCTGGCAGGCATCCGGGCTTTTGCCAAGGGTGTTCTTGGCGAGGGCGCGCAGGAGTTTGTGGAGGAAGGCGGCGGCAGGCTGGCAGCGAACATCGCGGCGCAGCGGGTCGATCCGAGTCATGACACATTGGATCAGGTGGGCGAGAACGCTGGTCTTGGCTTTGCTGGTGGTGCACTGCTGGGTATCGGCGGCGGTGTGCGCGAGGGGCTGGCTGCGCGCAGGGGCTTCCAGCCTGGGGCCGATCAACAGCCTGGCATTGATGGTGCGCCACCAGCATCTGTTCCTCCGGCGGATGGCGGACAACCTTTGGCCCTGCCCGCGCCGGTGATCGACGTTGGTGGCGATGGTGTAGCGCGCACGGCGGACGACCGCAACGCGCGGACTCAGAGGATCAACAGCGGCGACATCACCGACGTAACGCCGATTCGTGAGACGCCGTTCGGCGCTGCCGAAGCTCCGGTGATTGAGCCTGCTCCGGTGGTTCAGCCGCCCACCCCTTCCGAGCAGCTCGGCCTGCGCAGCGGCCCCGACGCCGGGACGATGGAGAACGCAGCGGCGCTGGCGGTGGACTCTGGTGCTTCGCCGATTGCTCAGACGGTGGACGCTGACGGCGTACTGCAAGACGCCACACAAGCGCGCGACTCGCGAGATTTGAGCGCCTGGACGGATGAGGAATTGAGCAGCACGTTTCGCAGCGATCAGGCCAAAGAGATTCGCCAGCAGCTTGCGCAGGAGATTGCGCGTCGCCGTGCCGTGCGCGAGCAGCAGGCGCTTCAAGACGAGCTGGATGCAGATCAGCAGGCGTTGAACGAGCCGCAATTGCCTGAGGGCGCCGATGCCGCGTTTGCCAGGACGTTCGAGGGCGAGGGCGACACGGTTTTTCAACCACGACAGGAGCAAGGCGATGGCACTCAAGCCCAAGAAACCCAGCAAGCGGGCGCGGGACAACCGCAAGCAGGAGCAGCGCAGACAAATGCAGGAGCAGGCGAGAACGCCAGCGCGGCTGGAAGAGGTGGCGTTCAAGAGGGTGGGGTAGGCAAGTATTCTGGCCCGGCCGATGTCTCCATTGTTGCCGGGCAGAAAGAGCTGGCCAATCGCGCCGCGACGATTTCCGCGCTGAAGGGCATGAATGGGCAGATACGCGCCATTTCGCCGGATGAGGCGTGGAACGACCGCGCAATCGAAGATGCCAATAATCTGGACGATCTGCGAGATGCGATCAGCAACACGTTGGTGCGCCTGACGCGCGGCGCTCAAACCACACAGGAGAATGCGCAAGCAGAGAGCTTGCGCAAGCGTCTTGATGCCGCCAGCGGCAGCGATCTGAGGCAGGTGTTTGACCGGCTCGGCCTTGCTGGCGCGAGGATGACCGCTGACGAGCGCGTGCGAGCGTTGATGGCGGAGGACTATGCCAGTGTCTCGCAGGCGTTGGATGCCGTAGATGGAAGTGCCCAACAACCTGCACTATCTTCCGTTTCAAACGCAGATGGTGACAACACCTCACCAACTGCGCCAGCCAGCGCCCCGACGCCCAAGCAGCAGAAGGCGCTGGATCGGATCGCCAGCGGTAAGGCGTTTTTCTTCTCGCAGCCCAAGGCCCAGGCGTTCATCGACGACAACGGCCTGAGCGGCACCCACGAGTTGGAGCAGCGCGGCAAGTCGTGGCATGTGGTCGAGTCTCAAAAATCAGCCGCGACCAAGACCTTCGCGCCAGAGACGGGCACGCTTGGTGTCCCGCGCTCGGAAATGCCGCAGGTGCCTTCGCGGTCCCATGGCGCGCTGGTCAACCATCTGAATGCCCAAGGCATCGCCCACGAGACGACGACCGTTGATGCTGGATCGCTCAAGCCGACGCAGGCCGAATACTCTCCCGCCAAGGTGGAGGAAGCCAAGGCGGCGGATGGTGACCGCGCAGTGATTGTGTCCAGTGACGGGCACATCATCGACGGTCACCACCAGGCCATGGCTGCCGCCGAGGAAGGCAAGCCGGTCAAGGCCATCGTGCTGGATGCGCCCGTTGATCAGGCGCTGGAGGCAGTGAAGAATTCACCTAGTGCGCAACCATCGGAGGCTGCCAACACCGAGACCATGGACCTGCGCAAGCTGGCCCATGCGGTGGAGCAACCTGGCGACATCATGCTGGGCAACGACAAGTTTGTGACGCTGGAGCAGGCCGTGGCAGCCGCCAAGGCTGAAATGACGCCAGCATCCTGGGGTATGCCGTTCCAATTCAATCGCGTGCTGGACATTGCGCCGCGTGATTGGAACCGCATGGTGCAGGCCATGACGGGTAACGAATATCGTGACCCAACAAAGGGCGGCACCACAGATAGCGAACGCACAAAAGCCGAAGCGAAGCCTACGAAGAAGCCGCGCGGCATCCTCGCCAAGAAGGCCGAGGCCGAGGAAGCTGCACGGGCGGAATACTTCACGCCGGGAAACATCGTCAAGAGCTACGGTGGTTTCGACCGCGTGATCGAGTACAACCCGAGCGCAGAGCGTGGCGGCTGGGAAGTTCAGGTTCAGGCGGTGCGCAAGGAGGGCGGCGCATGGGTGGATGTGCCCAACGAGCGCGCGCGCTGGCATTCCACACAGCCGGACGCCAAGGAGTTGAAGGCTGGGCCCGTGGGGAAGGTGGCGGTTGAGCAGGCGCCCGCCACTGCGCAGCCCGCGACGGCTGAGTCAGTGCAAGAGGCGGCAGCCAAGCTGCCTACTGACTTCATCACGGCGCCGGATGGCTCACTGGACTACGGCGAGATCACGCCCGAGATGGGCAAGGCCATGCGCAGGCAGGCCGGGAAAATTCGGCTGCGACAGGGTAATGAAGCCTGGGGGCTGATCCATATTCAGAACCGCCACGGAACGCAGTTCGCAAAGCTCGGTTTTGAATCTGCGATCGACTTCATCGCGCATGTTGCCGGTGCCTTCAACACCGTCTACAAAGGGAAGGGCGCGGGCTTGTCTCTGGTGCTTGAAACTGACCGCGTTGGCGGGCGGTTGATGGTGGAGCTCGAACCGTCGGAGGATGTGGATTTTTATGACGTGAAGACGGCATCCCCTGTTCGCGTTGACCAATACAAAAACGAGAAACCGCTGTGGAGGCGCGTCGGGACCAACGCGCTATCTGCCGAAGCAGACCCCCTTCTTCCCAGGGGCCAAAGCGGTAGCGACAGTATAGCCCAGAGCACCACGCAAGTGCAACCCGTCACCCCTGCCCAAGTACAGGCCGCCACCGAGCAGATCAAGAACCTGATCGGAGCGGCCATTGATGCCATGCCAGCGGGCGAGGTCAACCGCATCGCCAAGAAGTTTCTGCCGACGATGGGCGTCAAGCCCACGGTGAGCAAGGCCAAGAACAAGGAGGCGTTCGTTGACCCGAAGGTGAATCTGCTGGGCGCGGCTGCGGAGCTGGGCGTGGAAGTGCCTGCTGAGGTGCGGCGGGCGCTGGTGGCTGAGGCTGAAGGACGAGTGCAAGAGGCGCCAGAGCCGGTGTCACAACCCGAAGCGCGCAAGGCGGCGAAGGCGGGGGCGAAGGAATCGACGGCGATTTCTGATTTCGGAGAGAAGATCGGAGGCGCCAAGAAGGACATCTGGGCTTCCATGCAGGACAGCCTGAAGGCGGTGGCGGATGGTGACATCGCTAGTCAACCGCTGTCCAAGATATGGCCGCAGCCAGACTACCAGGCTTTGATCGACGGCGGCGCCGACCCGTGGGTGATGGCGTTCGCCCGAGCTGCACGCGACGAGGTGCCCGCCAAGCCGCGCAGTGGCTGGAAGGTCAAGCGCTGGGCAGAGCAGGTGCGAACCTTGCGTGGCCTGACCGTGGAATTGATGGACGGCACGCTGAGTGTGGACGAGGTTCGCAAGAAGATGCTGGGCCTGAACTCGCAGGGGATGCGCGATCTGAATGGTCGGGTTGACCTCTACATGCTGGTGGGGCATCGCCAGTCGCTGGACGGCGTGCGCATTTCATCGGGGCAGTATTCCCTCTACAAGGGGCAGGATTTCAACCCGCCCAAGACGTTCTGGACGGTGGAGAAGTCCACGAAGGCAACGGTCTTCGGCAACTGGCCGCGAGAGCTGGCCATAGGCAACACGCGCGAGGAAGCGCTGCAGGCGTTCAAGAAGGCTTACGACTCGCTGGACATCAACCCAGCTCCGTCCAAGGAGGTGTCGTTCGAGATTTACAGCAGGCGCGGTGATGATGGCAAGGCGTCCGGGTATTGGGTGGCCAAGAAGATCGGGCGCAACCCCATATTCCTGGCCGGGCCGTTTGCCACCGTCAAGGAAGCCCGCGCCTACCGCGACGAGCATCAGGCCGAGCTGGTGGAGAAGCTGGCCAAGGTCAAGGAAATTCCGCGCGAGCGCCGCGATACGAATGAGCCGCGCGTGGGCGAGGACATGCGCAACGGGCAGGACGTGACGCCGCAAATGTTTGGCGACACGTTTGGCTTCAGAGGGGTGGAGTTTGGAAATTGGGTCGAGCAGGGCCGCCGTCAGAAGGACTTGAACGATGCGTTCGATGCGCTGATGGATATGGCTGCAGTGCTGGGCTTGCCGCCCAAGGCTCTGTCCCTGAACGGCGAACTCGGGCTGGCATTTGGTGCGCGTGGTTCGGGTGGCGTGAACCCAGCATCGGCGCATTACGAGCGTGACAAGGTGGTGATCAACCTGACGAAGAAGTCAGGCGCGGGCAGCCTTGGGCACGAGTGGTGGCACGCGCTGGACAACTATTTCTCGCGGATGCGCGCGCAGCCTGTCTCCATGATGACGACGGCGCTGGATGTGTCGCTGGCGTCAAGGGGCTCGCCTTTCGAGCATCGCGGCGCCGTGCGCAAGGAGATGATCCAAGCCTACGGCGCGGTGGTCAAGGCCATCCGCCTGACCGCGCTGAAGGCGCGCTCGGCCAAGCTGGATGCCAAGCGTACGAAGGAATACTGGACGACGGGCCATGAGATGTCGGCACGGGCGTTCGAGTCCTACCTGATTTCCAAGCTGCAGGATCAGAACGCATCAAACGACTATCTGGCCAACGTGGTGTCGCCACAGACGTGGAAGGCAGCCGAGGCGCTGGGGTTTGAGCTGGAAGAAAGCTACCCCTATCCGACCGCTGGCGAGATTCCAACGATCCGCGCCGGGTTCGATGAGTTTTTCCAGACCATCGAGACCCGCGAGGGCGAGGATGGGAAGGTGGCGCTGTTCAACGAACGGCGCGGCCAGGATGCGCCCGCCGAAGAGACGGCCAAGGTGCAGAAGGCCATCGAGGGCGGCACGCTGATCGACGCAGCGCAGTTTGTGGCGGACACGGGCTCAGAGGCACAGCAGGCGGTGGCCGAGATGGTGGTCAAGAAGCTGCAGGCGCTGCAGGACGCCGGGTTCAATCTGGACTTGAAGGTGGCGCATCGGGGCTTCCCGGTGCCGATGGAGCTTGCGAATGCCCGGGGATACACCGAATCGGCGTTCGACGCCAAGGGCCGGGACATCACGGTCTGGCTCAACGGTGCGGATGTGACCGGCAAGGTGGGGGTCGATTACGAGACCTTGCTGCATGAGTTGGTGCACGCGGCCACGATGGGGGCGGTGATGCATGGGCGGGCGGTCAAGGGTTCTCCGTTCGCCGCTGATGTGGCGGCTCTGATGGATGTGACGGACGCGATTGCTGCGCACATCAACCAGCGGTTTGCGGATGCGGATGCGGGCCGGGCGACGCTGACGGAGTTCGAGAAGGATTTGCGCGCAGGGGCGAACAATGCCTTCACGCAGGATGACGAGACGCTGGCCTGGGCTTTGAGCAGTGTGGAGGCGCAGCAGTATCTTGAGACGATTCCCTACAAGCGCACGCAGCAGTCGCTGTGGCAACGGTTTGTGCAAGCGGTGCGCTCTGCGCTGGGCCTGAAGCCGCAGGCGGATACGGCGCTTTCCGAGGTGTTGCGCGTGGGTGCTTCCATCCTTGGGCGCAAGGAAAGCCAGGTGCGCGGCGTGCCTTCGTTCTGGCACAAGCGCGGGTTGCGCATGACGACGCAGCAGTCCGATGGCAGCACGGTGGCGATCAATCAGGCGGGGGCGGTGTATGCGGACAGCCCGACGCACAACACCAACTTCGCGTCCAACCCAGACAAGCGCCCCGGCACAGCGCAAGACAAGGCCGTCATGCGCGCCATTGCCGACGGCAAGAGCGCGCGCGATGTTCTGCGCCTGATCGCCAGCTCCAGCAAAAACCCGTTCAACCGGCAGGTGGCCCAGCTGCTGCTCAAGGCTGGCGTGACGCCCGACATCGTGTTCGGGCATATCGGCAAGCGCGGCGCCGACGGGATTCACGGCCAGTACCGTGGCAAGACCGACACGATCCACATCGCTGGCAGCGCCGAATACGCCGCCGAGCGCATCTTCCTGCACGAGGCGATGCACGCGGCGACCATGCGCGCGCTCAGGAAGAAGGGTCTGCACTCGATCCAGCTTCGCAAGCTGTTCGAGCATGTGAGCAAGCAAAAGAGCCTGGCCGGGTTCTACGGCATCAAGAACGTGGACGAGTTCGTGGCCGAGGTGTTCACGAACCCGGATTTCCAGCAGGCGCTGCGCAATATCAGCGCACCAAGCGGCAGCCCGCTCAAGACCGCATGGGACAGCTTTGTGCGGATCATGCGCTCCATCCTTGGATTGGGGAATGACTCGCACAGCGCGCTGTCGCAGGCGCTCAATCTTGGCGTGGGCGTGGTGCGCGAGGACATGCTGATCCGCAAGAAGGGCACGAGGATGGGGATGCGCGCCGAAGGTGGCGTTGACCCTGACGCCAAGGCGGCCGTTGCGTTGCAGCAGCGTGTTGAAGGCATGAGCGCGCAAGAGCTGGCGCAGTTTCTGGCGTCGGACAACACGCCAGCGCAGGCGGCTATTGCCCGGCGGGTGAGCGAACGCTTGACGGCGCTGCAAAAGCAAGGGGTGAAGTTCGACTTCAAGGTGTCGCACATTGGCACGTTTGCCCCTGCGGCCATGAACCGGGCGCGGGCCTACACCGAGTTTGAGGTGGACGACAAAGGCCAAATCAGCGTGACGGTATGGGCGCACGGCGCGGACATGCAAGGCCGCGTGGGGATGGATAAGGGCACGCTGTTGCACGAGCTGGTTCACGCTGTCACCGGGGCCGCGCTGCAGGCTGGGCGTATGCACCCGGACTCGGCCTACAGACAATCCGTGGGCGACTTGCGCAAGCTGCACGCAGCCCTTGTGGAGCACATCATTGACCGACGCAAGCGCATGGGTGACGGCATCAGCGAGTTCGAGAAGTCGATTCTTGAGGGAGCGAACAATGCGATGCAGTCCGAGGATGAAATTCTGGCTTGGGGGCTGACGAATCCTGAGATGCAAAGCCTGCTGGAGTCCATGCCCTACCAAGGGGCAACGGGATGGGGCAGGTTCGTGCAGACGATCCGCAATCTGCTGGGACTGGCGCCTTCGGCAGACACCGGGCTATCTGAGGTGCTGCGCATTGCCGACCAGATCATGAGCGCCGATCCGGTAGAGACTTCCGAGCTGCCCAACATCGCCAAGTCGGGCATGCCGATGTACAGCACTCAAGGTACGGCGCGGCGCTGGGGGATGGCCGAGCAGGATGGTGACGGCCATGTAGCCAACTTTGGCACGGATGACATGGCGCGCAACATCGGCGATGGCCTGAAGTCGATCACGGTGCCAAACGTCAAGCGCCTTGGCAAGCACAAGCTGACGGACTGGCTCAAGCTGGGCCTGCAGTTCCTGGGCCGCAGGCAGTTGGTGGACATCTACGGCGACATGCTTCCGATGGCCGAGTACGACCGTCTGGCGGCGCAGATGGAGGCGGACAAGAACGAGTCCGGCTCCGAGGCTGATGAGCTGGTGCGGCGCTGGGCGAAGCTGCCCGACGAGGGCAAGCTGGCCGACTTGATGCACGAGGCGACGCTGGCGCAGATCGACGCGGATTCCGCCGTGGCGCATGACCCGAGCGATGACCAGATGCAGAGCCGGGCGCTCAAGGGCAGGTTCGATGCCCTGTCGCCGCAGGCGCAGAAGGTGTACCGCGAGGCGCGCGACAGCTACCGCGCGCACCATGCGCAGGTGCGCCAGGCGATCAAAGACCGCATCGAGCGCAGCGAGCTGTCCAACAGCCGCCGGACGGAGCTGCTGCAGCGCATGGATGACGATTTTTTCCAGAAGGTGAAGGGGGTTTACTTCCCGCTGGCGCGCTTTGGCCAGTACGTGGTGGCGGTCAAAGACGCTGGTGGGCAGGTGGTGAGCGTGTCCAGGGCAGAGACGATGCCGGAGGCGGAGCGCGCGCGGGCGCAGTTGCTGGGGGCATTCCCGAAGGATAAGGGTTTCTCCGTGGGCCGCGTGACGCTGGACAAGGAGTTCGTGGCGAGCCACAAGATGGTGGGCCGGGGCTTCATGACCGATCTGTACCGGGCGATGGAGGGAATTGACCTGCCCACGGATCAACTGGCCGAGATGGAGGACACGCTGGGGCAGTTGTACCTGTCGAGCCTGCCTGATCTGAGCTGGGCCAAGCACGGCATTCACCGCAAGGGCACGCCGGGCTTCAGCCAGGACGCGCGCCGGGCGTTTGCGCAAAACACCTTCCACGGCGCCCGCTACCTTGCGAAGCTGCGCTACGGCGACCGGATGCAGTCCGAGCTGGAGGCTATGCAAAAGCATGTGGACGAGTGGAGCGCGGTGGAAGATTTCGACCAGCCGGGGGCGCAGCGTGTGGTGGACGAGATGATGAAGCGCCACGACACGATGATGAACCCCAAGAGCAACCCGCTGGCGACGGCGATGACGAGTCTGGGCTTTGTTTACTACCTTGGCCTGTCTCCAGCGGCGGCGGTGGTGAACCTGTCGCAGACGGGGCTGGTGGCCTACCCGGTGATGGCGGCCAAGTGGGGCTACGCCAAGACGGCATCGGCGCTGCTCAAGGCGTCCGAGGAGTCGGTGCGAGGCAAGAACGACATCCGCACGCAGCTCAAGAGCCAAGACGAGATCGACGCCTACGACCGGGCTGTGGCCTCTGGCGTGATCGACGTGACGCAGGCGCACGATCTGGCTGGTGTGGCGCAGGGCGAGGATCAGCGGGTGGCGTGGAAGCTGCGCCCGGTGATGAAGGCGGCGTCGTTCCTGTTCCACCACGCGGAGCGGTTCAACCGGCAGGCGACGTTCATGGCGGCGTACCGGCTGGCGAAGGAGGCGGGATCGAAGAATGCCTATGAGGATGCGGTGAAGGCGACCTATGACGGGCATTTCGACTACAGCAGCTCGAACCGGCCCCGCGTGATGCAGGGCAATGTGGCGCGTGTGGTGCTGCTGTTCAAACAGTTCGCGCAGAACATGATCTACACCATCGGGCGTCAGGCGTATCTGTCGGTGCAGGGTGAATCCCCGGAGGTGAGGAAACAGGCGCGCAAGACGTTCGCCGGGCTGATGGTGACGCACGCCATGGGCGCCGGGGTGTTGGGCCTGCCGCTGGTGGCGCCGCTGCTGGCGGTGGCGTCCATGCTTGGCGGCAGCGATGACGAGCCGTGGGACGCTGAGGTGGCGCTCAGGAACATGCTGGCCGATACGTTCGGGGCAAAGGCTTCCGAGGTGATCGCCAAGGGGCTCTCGCGTTTGACGCCTTGGGATATTTCCGGCCGGGTGGGGTTGGACAACCTGATCTTTCCCGACGTTCAGGAAGGGATTGAGGGGCAGCGCTGGGCCGAGTCGTTCGCTACGGGGATGCTGGGGCCGGTGATTGGCATGGGGGTGAACGCGGCGAAGGCGGCGCAGAGCCTGGGCGACGGTAACTACCAGCGCGCGCTGGAAGAGTTCATGCCGGTGATGCCGCGATCTTCGGTGAAGGCATACCGCTACTGGACGGAAGGCGACAAGGACAAGACCGGGGTGGTCGTCAAGGATGAGGTCGGCCTGGCTGGCGTGCTCGGGCAGGTGGCCGGGTTCTCGCCATCCGAGGTGCGGCTTGCCAGAGAGGGGCGGTCTGCGGTGCTGGATCAGGATCGCAGGCTCGGCGCACGCCGCTCCGAGTTGCTGGCGCAGTATGCCCACGCGGCCATGCGCGGCGACGCCGATGGCAAGCAGGATGCGGCAAATGCGATCCGGGCCTTCAACGAGAAGAACCCGACGCGCCGGATTACGGTGCCGCAGATGATGCAGTCGATGAGGAACCGCCAGAAGCGCATTGACCAGGCGCAGGACGGTGTGTATCTGCCGCGCACGAGAAGGGATGCGGCGCAGGCGGGGGCGTTTGCCCTCGATGGGGCCTAGATCAGCAGATGCGGGAGATGGCGGCTCAAGCCGAATAACCCGGTATAGGGTTGGACGCCGTGCGCAGGGTCGGCAAAACTGCCGCGCATGTCCACCCCCGCCAAGCTCAAGCTGACGATCTACCAGGGCGCCACCTTCCGCAAGACCCTGATCTGGTCTGAGGAAGACAAGACCCCCATCGACCTGACGGGCTGCACGGCCCGGATGCAGGTGCGCCCGGAGATTGAGTCGCCCACCGTGCTGCTGTCGCTTACGACAGAGAACGGCGGGATCGACCTGACCCATGCAGACGGAATCATCGACCTGCTCATCAGCGCCGAGGACACGGCCGCCATTACCTGGGAGTCGGGCGTCTACGACCTGGAGATCGTGCACCCCAGCACCGAAGTGACCCGCCTTGTGCAGGGCAGCGTATCGGTTTCGCCGGAGGTGACGCGTGACTGATCTGGTGTCCGTGCAGGAGGTGCAGATTGTCTCGGTGCCGGAGACGACCGTACAGGTCATCGAGGCACCGAGCGAGACGCGCATCATCGCGGAATGCCAGCAGGGGCCGGAAGGGAAGCCTGGCCCTGTCGGCCCAGCAGGTGGTGCGGCCTTTATTCGCTACACCTCTTCTGCTCTCTCCGCGCTTCGTGTGGTGTGGGAGGACGTGGACGGTGCGGTGTACCCGATCGACCCGGAAGACGATGCCCACATCGACCTGATCAGCGGCCTGACGCTCACGGCCACGCCTGGCGCGGGCGAGGTGACCGTGCAGCGCAGCGGCCCGGTGGACGACAGCGCCTGGAGCTGGGCGCCGGGCCGGGTGTGGCTGGGCGCTGCGGGCGCTCTCACGCAAACCCCGCCGCTGGACGGCACGGACGTGCTCATCGGCTACGCCGTCTCGCCTACGCGGCTTTTTCTTGACATCCAAGACCCTATTTTTCAGGAGGACTGAACCATGGCCCAACGATTCCTCGCCCGTGTGTCGGGCAAGACCAAGCAGATCGAGGCGAAAGCCACCAGCACCGGCGCGGCGGATGCGGGGAAAATTGCCGCACTGGGCTCGGACGGGCGTCTCGACGAGTCCATGATGCCCGCAGGCATCGGCGCGGACACGCAGATCATCCCCGCCAGTGAAGCCCTGAGCGCCGGGAACCTGATCAATATCTGGAGCGATTCGGGCGACGTGAAAGTGCGCCTGGCCGACAACAGCAACGGCCGCCCGGCCGATGGCTACGTGCTCGATGCGGTCGCCATGGCTGCCGACGCCACGGTGTATCCGCTGGATGGCACCAACAGCGAGCTGACGGGCCTGACGCCAGGCGCTGAATACTGGCTGGGCACCGCTGGCGGCGTGATCGCCGTGCCGTTGGACGAGACCGACGCGGCCAACGCCAGCAAGATCAGCCAGTACCTGGGCAAGGCCAAGAGCGCCACGGAGCTGATCACGACCGATGACGGTTACGTGATCCTGTAAGAGGCGGACGATGGCGACGCGCAGACCACTCGTGCTGATCGGCGGCAAGCGCAAGCTGCTACCCGCGGAGGACACGCTGCCCGGCAGCGGCGATGTCGCTACCACCATTCACGCTGCAACAACCAAGACCACTCCCGCCGACGCAGACGAACTGGGCATCGTTGACAGCGCCGCTTCGTGGGTGCTGAAAAAGTTCACCTGGGCGAATCTCAAGGCCGCGCTCCTGGCCTACTTCAAAGGGCAGTTTCGGGAAAAGCTCACCGCCGCTCGCACGTACTACGTCCGCACGGATGGGGGTGATAGCAACGACGGTCTGAGCGATACCACGGGCGGTGCGTTTGCGACGATTCAGAAAGCATTGGACGTGGCCAGCGCGCTGGACACTGGCATCTACGATGTGACGATCAGCATCGGGGCGGGCACGTTTTCGGAGCCGCAGTTCGTGCTCAAGTCATATACCGGGGCCGGTCTAATCATTCTGCAGGGCGCGGGTACGAGCAATACGACACTGAGCACCACGTCTGCGGCGTCAAGTGGAGCCATCATGGCGCAAAGCGTGATCGGCAGATACCACCTACGCGACTTCAAATTGACGAACACAGGGACGGCCGCGCAAGCCCTTCTCTACGCATATGGCGGTTCGAGGCTTTACTTTGAAGACCTGGATTTCGGCTCTGGCGCGAAGTGGCACATCGGCGCGCAATTTGGCGCGTTCGTAGAAGCGACCGGAGGGTACTCGATTTCAGGTGGGTCAGAGTCGCACATGGCGGTCTTTGCGAACTCATTCGTATACATCAGTCAAAAGACAATTGTTCTTACCGGAACGCCCGCATTCAGCGTTGCGTTTGCGCGCGCCGAATTTGTGGGTGCAGTGTATTTGTACAGCAACACTTTTTCTGGTTCGGCAACAGGCAAACGCTACCAATGCGTGGGTGGTGGCGGCATCCGCGTGTTGGGCGCTGGGGCGAATTACATTCCTGGCGATGTTGCCGGAACTACTGACACGACGAGTTGGTATCTATGACGACCTACAAACTCACGCATGAGGGGTACGTCATCCGCGACGGCGATACGAAAGTCCCCACCGTTGACACCCCGGAGTGGCCCAACACCAACGCGGATTACCTTGCGTACAAGCAGTGGCTCGCTGATGGAGGCGTGCCGCTGCCGCCCGATCCGCTATCGCCGCAGGAGACGTTCTCTGCTGTCCAGCAGGCTGTGCAGCAGCGCCTGGATGACTTCGCCCAAACACGTGGTTACGACGGCATCCTGAGCGCGGCGACCTATGTGACAAGCACTGTTCCGAAATTCGCTGCCGAGGGGCAATACGCCGTTGGAGTGCGGGATGCAACGTGGGCGGCCTGCTACCAGATCATGGCGGATGTTCAGAGCGGTGTGCGCCCGCTGCCTACCGTGAGTGAAGTGTTGGCGGAACTCCCGCCTTTGGAGTGGCCGCAATGAATGCCGACCTGCTCACCATCGCCGGTGTGCCCGAGACGCTGCGCACCGAGGCGCTTGCGAATCTCGTCGTCGCGGAAGAGCGCAGCCGTGGCTTGCTGTGGCACAAGATCAAGGTGCGCTACTGGTACGCCAGCGACTGCGCCGCTGCTCTCTCGTGGAAGGACAACCGTCTGATCGACGTGAAGCCCGAATGGGCGAGCCGCGACATTGCGCCGGTGCGCAATGTCTCCTGCAATGGCGACAACCCTCCATGGGACGAGACCGGCCCGGTCTTGGATGCGTGGCTCGATCAGGACCCTGCGAGCGCCGACTACCGGCTTGCCGTGCAGCGCAACTACTGGCTCCCCGGCACTCACCCTAGAAGCTACGAGGCACGCAAGGCTTGGTATCGCAGGAACGGCGGCGAGTACGAGGCATGGGCTCGCGGCTGGCCCATCGACGTAAACGCGCCCTACCAAGTGTGGGAAGGCACGCAAGGCCGCACGCAAGTGACCGTGCAGTGCTGCAGCGGCGCATGGCAAGTCGATGTGCGCAAGAACTACGGCCCCATCGTGATCGAGGGCCACTACGGGTTTGAGATTTCCAACGTGTTCACCACGATCAACGGGCCACGCGAGCAGTCGTGGTATCCCCTGCCGGGGTATGAGCTGCGCGCGCCGGTGTGCTGGGCAACGATTCCAAGAATTCGAGGCTGGAATGACTGACGACGACGTGCTGCCGGATCACACCATGCGCAACGACGACACCTACAAGACCTACGTGGCCAACGAGCTGCGGCGCCACGACGCGCGTCTTGATGCGATGGCCGCCAGGATCGCGCTGATCGAACGCGACCAGACGGAAATCAAGACGCTGGTGAAAGACGTGGCCAAGAACACGGGCGAGATGCTGGAGGTGTTCGAGAGCTGGCGCGGCGCGATGCGGGCGCTGGAGTGGATCGGGCGCGCGGCCAAGCCCATCGTCTACATCGTGGGTCTGATCGGCGGCGCGGTGGTGTGGATCAAGACCGGGGGGATGAAGTGATGAAGCCGCTGCAGAACTGGCGCCAAGTGCTCAAGCAGGCGTGGAGCGTGCGCCTGATCGCGCTCACGGTGCTGCTGCTTGTGCTCGATCTCGGGGCCATTGTGCTTGAGGTCGTTGGCATGCTGGCGGACCGTCCTGGGTGGTCGATTGCGCTGAGGTCGCTGGCCGCCCTGTGCGGCGTGGCCGCGTTCGTGGCGCGCTTCATTGCGCAAAAAGGTTTATCACTGAAGGAGTAGACGATGGGAATGAACTTTGGGCAAGCAGTTGAGGCTCTGAAGGCGGGCAGGCGAGTCTCGCGCGAAGGCTGGAACGGTCGCGGCATGTGGCTGGTGCTGGTGCCGGGGCAGAAGTCAGTGACGCTCAAGCCGGGCAGCGCCTACGAGACCGCGCTGAAGCAGGACGCCTGCGAAATCCTCCCGCACATTGACATGTGGACGGTGAACGCCGAAGGACGCCGCGCCATGCTACCGGGCTGGGTGGCGTCGCAGTCGGACATCCTCGGTGAAGACTGGGTGGTGTTGGAGTAAGCAGTGCCCCGCGTCCCCGTCAAGCTCAGCGCCGGAATCTCTGCCCTGCTGATCCTCATCGGCAGCGGCGGGAAGATGGTCTACGACGCGCAGACCACGGCGGAGCTGATGCAGCACGAGTACATCCAGGCTGTGGCCGGGGACGCACAGACCAGCGAGGCCGTGAAGGTGGCGATGGTGATGGGCAGCTACTACGAGAGCAGCTACCGGCACATCGGCACACCCTACATCGATCGCATGGGAAAGGGCCAGCCGCTCACGGTCTGCAACGGCATTACCGGCGCGGGCGTGGTTGCTGGCGTGCGCTACGCGCCGCAGGACTGCTACCGCCTGGAGCGCGGGCGCTACCTCGATTACGAGCGCACCCTGCGCCAGGATGTCCCCGCGTGGGCACACCTTGGCGCGCTGCAGCAGGCCGTGTTCATGGACTTCCTGCACAACAAGGGCGAGGCCAAATGGCGCACCAGCACCATGCGCCGCCTGCTGCTCGCTGGCGACGTTGATGGCGCCTGCCGCCAGAACGAGCGCTGGACGCGCGGCACTGTGGATGGCGTCAGCACCGTGCTGCCCGGCCTCGTGGCGCGCGCCAATGCCAATACGGATCTTTGTTTGGAGGGCAACGGATGAACCCGCTTACCTTTTACCTGCTCGCATTCGTGCCCTGGTGGGCTTGGTGGCTGTGATGTGGTCGTGGATCAAAGGCGACATCGCCACCATCGCCGCCCTCGCCCTCGGCGTGCTGCTGGGCCTGCAGACGTGGCGCCTGCACACCGAGCAGCTCCGCTACAGCACGCTGGAGACACGGGTGGCGAAGGACAACGCCGCGCGTGCATCTGCTTCATTGAAGCAGATCGAGAAGAACGTGGCGAAGAAAGAAACCCACGCAACCGCATCAACGGAGAACGCCAGTGAGCTACTTCAAAACCTGGAACGCCGTGCCGCTGCTGCTACTCGGCGTGCTGCTGACGCTGACCGGCTGCGCCTCGACGCCGAGCGCCGAGCCGCCACTTATCGTGCAATGTCCGAATCCGGGGGCGCTGACTGCAGCGCTCTCGCGGATCGGACTGCAGCCCTCGACCGAAGTCTTGCAAAAGGCCTCGGCGTGGTCGCTGAACTCCAAGGAACTGTTGAACGCCGCGATGCCGAAGTCGCAGCCTTGATGAGGCAGATCCAGGCGGACCGGGCGCTGATGTCGGAACCTTGAGCGATGCGTGGCCGAAGTCTGAAAGGTAGCTTTTGCGCCAACCGTTGCGCCAACGATGCGCGAAAATCGAATAAAACAGTAGCAAGAAACCCATGGTGCCCGGGGCCGGACTCGAACCGGCACGCCTTGCGGCGGGGGATTTTGAGTCCCACTACGTTTTTAGCGCTGGCGCGGCTTTACTAGCTGTTTTTCGCGCAAAAAACACCCGGTTCCTTCACTCTGTCAGAAAACTTTTGCGCCAACGATTTCAACGCACCGCGCGCAGCTTCTGCGCCTTGGTTCGGTAGTGCTTGGCGGTGATGGTTTTGCTGCTGTGCTGCAGCAGTTTTGACGCTTCATCAACATCTTCTGCGAGGTCTGCCGCGAGACTGCGCATGTCGCGCAGGTACATCCCTCGGATGCGCTGCCCCATGTCCTTGTCGCCTGCTTTCTCAAACTGGTAGGCTGCGGCATCTCTGGCGGCATCCCAGCGGGTGCGCAGCATCCCCGCAGACACGGCGCGGCCCGTCTCGGTGCATAGCAGCATGACGCAGTGCGCTTTCATGGCCTCCCGGCGCGTCACCAGCGCTGATAGAACGGGGGACTCGGAGACGACGAATTGCGCAGGCTTCTTCGTCTTGCTGGCCCGGTGAGTCAGAACACCGTCTGCAGGCATCCGCACCGTCCTCGCGTCGGTGATCCTCATGCCAGTGGCCGAGGCGATGTCCATGCAGTCCTTCAGGACCTGATCGGCCTGGGCGTACACGGCGGTGAACATGGCTTGCGTGATTTCGTATTCGCGAGCACTCTCGGGATTCTTCCAGCCCTTCACGTCGGCGGCAGGCCACGGCAGGCGGGTCATTCCCCACAGCAGGGCCTTGCCCCATACGATGCGCAGCAGGGACATTTCGCGGTTGCCCTGGGTCTTGGCGGTGCGGTGGTCGAGGTAGAAGCGCAGGGCAGGGAGGTCTACTTCGTCCCATGTCATTTGCCCGAAAACAGGGCGGATGGTGCGCAGGTTCTTCGTGTAGCCCCGTCGAGTCTCCGCACTCTCGTACTTGGGCAGTTCATCCTGCTCGAATCTGTTGAACGCTTCGTCCAGACGGCCCAGTGTCAGCGGGCGCTTGTTGTGAAGCTGCTCCCACTGCTCGATAGCCTTGTCGTAGTCCTTGCCAAGGCGGATGTCCGTCTTCCCCTCCGGGCGCATGTCGTAGCTGTAGTACACATACGCCTGACCGCCCGCGCCGCGATAGACCTTGGTTCGCAGGCGCGGGTATTTCGTGGCCTTTGGCATAGTGGTGCTCCTATCGGATGGCGGCGGTGTTCATTCCATGGCGCGCCAGCGATGGCCTGCCTTCGAGCCAGGCTTGGACGTGCACGCGCGAGACGATGATTCTCGCGCCATCCTGCTTGTGCGGGATGCCACGGAACTTGAGCCACGCGGCTTGCTGGGTTGACCTTGCATAACCCGTGAGCTGGTGCAGTTCAGGGCTGCTCAGATACTCGCTCATGGTGCTCTCCAAAGAAAAAGCCCTCGTCGGAGGGTTCTGGATAGGGATCGCGCTTGTCCCTTCGCTGGCGGGCACGGCGGATCATCTCTTCAACCTCCACAAAATCGGCTTCCCGGAATCGGCGCGGGCGATGAGTCCACGCTGCTCAAGATCGAGCAGAAGGCGCGAGACGAAGGCGGCGTGCTTCCGATCGCTCTCTGCGCCGGGCTGGCGTCCGATCAATGGCGTGAATTCGGCGTTGAGCATAGTCAAGTTGGTCGCTAGCTCTTTCAGTATGAATTCCTGCTGCTCAGAGAGTAGGATGGTCATTTATCGCTCCTTGCGAGGATGGCTGCGGCGTGGTCTCTCGCGGCCTCGTGCAGCGCGCCGTAGTGCTTGGCGCTGCATCCGAGGTATGGAGGGTCTGCGTATGCGGCTTTCATGGTTCCTCGTGGTCGCGGTCTAACAATTCATCCAAGCCGACGCCGCTACGCGGCGCGGCTTAATTCAGGCGTTGGCCGGTAGGTCGTCCGGCCGCCCGTCGCCGCAGTGCGGGCACCACCAGACGCCGTGTCCAGGCTCTGCCGGGTTATCGCGGTAGTTCTGCGGCCATTCATCTTTCGGCAGCGGCAACGTGCGCCCGAGCAGCGGATTCCCGTCGCGCCCTTCGTGGGTGTGCGGCCCAATCCCGTAGATCGGGAAGCACGCCGCCCCATCCGGGTCGGTGCAGTATTCGCAGCTCATTTGCGCATCTCCTCGTGCCAGGAGCGGCGGCGCCCGGTCAGCCAGTCAATCGCCCGCATAGCAAGTCCCGCCACCGCGCCGAGCCACTCCGCAATTCGTTCCATCTCGTTCTCCTTAGTAGTCACCAGCGTCACGCGCGCCGTCGTTTGACAAGCTGATCGAACACATTGCTCGGGTGTTCTACCTTTGCCTCGCGCTCACCAAGCCACCACACGCCACCCGCGCCGTCTTCGCATAGCTTTCTTGTGGCGACACGCGCCTTGGGGTATCCCTCGCGCTTGAGCCACTTTCGCAAGCGAGTCCCGAGCGCACTGGCAACTTCGGGCGGGCACTTGATGCGCTGGCCCTGCTGCAGTTTTGAAAACAGGTCGTCGTACTTAGACCCTCCGCGCGTCAACAAAGCGCCGCTGTAGGGCGTGTTGTCGATTGACATTTCTGATAGGTCGTATTTATCGGGTTGCATTCGGTTCCTCTTTGTCTGCTCGCAGGTATTTCCACACCTGAAACTGAGCTATCCGCAAGAAGGCCTTTTCGCTGCTGTCTGGCGTGTCGAAAGCGGCTCCGTACCTTCTGCGCGCCCATGCGCAAAACGCGGGCCATTCAGGGTGTTTCTGTTCGTCTTCTTCTGCGCCAAATGCGCACTGAGACGGCTCTAGTGCTTGATGGTCTCGGCGGCTCATAGCGATCTGTTCCTCACGTCAATCACGGGCTCGGCCTTGGCTCTGGCTGTCTTGATTCGGCTCTTGAGCCGGGCTTCTTCGCGCTTCAGTCCCTCCAGGCGATCCAGCCCATCGGACACTTTCTGGCGCACCTGACGATGGTCGTCCCACGCGCTTTGTATGCGACGCACTTCGTGCTTGAGGAAATCGAATGGGTCGAAGACCTTGCCGCACCCCGCGCACTTCACGGTTCGGTTGTGCTCATCCAGGCTGATCTTGTCGTGGGCGCAGTAGCCGAACGGCTCACGCTCCACGCTCAGGGTTTGCTCTGGAATATCTGTGCCGGGGAATTGGCGAATGTTGGTTTCGTCGGTCATGGTTCGATCTGTTCCTCGTAATCAGCAGCCGTGTGGCACTCGCTGGGGAAATGCAGGCCCGGCATGCAGCATTCGCCGGGCGGCAGGCAGCATCCAAACTCTGGGGGGCTGCTTTCTTGGCTGTCATCGTCCTCGTAGTCGGTGCATTCGTCGCACCCGTTGCAGCCGTTTTCGCATGGGTGGGTCATGGCGTGCTCCTTGCGCGGATGGCTGCTGCACAACCCTTTGCTCCCTCTGCCAGTGCAGCGAGTACCGGATGGTCACTTGATTGTTCGGTTCGGTATTCACACACCTTCGCGCATTCTTCGCGTTCGAATGCTTGCCCAGCCGCATAAGCCGACTCCCAGATTTCCCAAGAAAGACAGGCCTTTTTACTAGCGCGCGCCCTGGCCGCCCATTGCTCGAAATCTGCTTTCATGCTCATGGCATCTGCTCCCCTATGTCGGCAGCATCATTCCATTGGGCGCAAATCAACTCAGCGGCTTCGGGGCTGGTGAACTTCGCCCCGGGCTTGCTCTTAAAGCGCAGGACGTTCATGCCCTGGCTGTTCACGATGCAGGCGCCGATTGGGTATGTCTCCACGCTGTACGGCGGCACTGCGAAGCCTGGTGTTATGCGGGCGTCGTCCAGCATTCGCGCGCGGTCCAGGTCAGCCATTGCTGGCTCCTTCAGCGCTGCACTCCGGGCACGGCAGCAAATAGTCACTCCATGGGTCTCTGCCGTCCCCATGGCAACGCGGGCATTCGTGATCTTCAAAGTCTTCGTAGTCGGTGCAGGCGTCACAGCCGTTGCAACCGTCCTCGCAGGGATCTTTCATGCTGCACCGCCTTCCTTGGCTTGGGCGCGGGCGGCGGCGTTAATGGCGTCGCGCAATGTGCGGCCATGGACTGCTGTGTCCTCGTACCCATATTCAACCTCCCATCGGATTGGTCCGTTGAACCCTTTGCGGACGCGCTGGATACGCACGTTTCCGACGCGCTCGATTAGTTCGATCAGCGCATCCCCCTGCGCTACTGGCGCTGGCTGCGGCAAGGTGTCAAGCGCAGCCGGGTAAGCCCACAAACAGTCCCAAGTCCCGAAGTGCTTGCCTAGTGGGAAATCTGCTTTGAAACTTCCGCCAGTGTGCCTCCCGGTATAAACACGGCCTTCGTGCTTGAAAAGCACCGGCTCACCAATGTTCGGCAAGTATCGATCCTGCGATTTGTCGCACGGGTTGACCCAGACCGAATGCTCCTGCGCTGCCACTGGTGGCTGGGGTGCTGTCTTGGCAGGGGTTGCTGGAAATCGTCGAAGCTCAAGCAGGGCGCGGCGCAAGACGTTGACAGGCTCAAATGCGCCACGGTCATTGCCATTGACACGAGCGATGAAGTCGTCCACGTCAAACAGCGCTTGGGCGACGGCATCGACATCGACCGGAACCGCCACAGCGGCAGGCGCATGGCTGAGAATGCTGGCAATGAGCTGCGCCACATTGCAGTCCGCGTAGCCATCATCGGCCACAGCTCCGATCCACTCGGGCGTCGGTCGAACTGGCACCAGCCGCCACCCATCCGGCACCGCCACTGCGGCAGGCGCTGCCACCTGATCTACCGAGGACTGCTCGGCAGTTTCCATCACCTTGCCTTCGTTGTAGCCAAGCTCCCATGCGATACCGCACACGTCAGTGCACGGGTTCTCGATCTCTTTTCCTGCTGACTGGGCATAGCGGCCCTTTCCAACACCCATCTCATAAGCGGTGGTGATGGCGAGAACATGGATGCGATCTGGTTTTGATTGCTCGGCAGTTGCCCGCTGCCCGAGCAGCTCCATGATGGAATCAGCCAGTTCTGCAGGCGTGTCGGACTCGCCCACGTCCGAGAAATCGTCTTCGCTCATCGTGCCCACACTCCATGCAGACCAAACTCGGTCGCAGTGGTAGGTGCCGCTCAGGCGAGCGGCGATGAGGTCGATCAGCTTCTCGCGCTGGGCAGCGTCATTGATAGTGGTGGTCGTCATTGAAAATCCCATCGAATGCAGTCCGCCGCCACGCAGCGGCCATAGGTCTGCCCCTGAGCCGTCACCCTGAAATTCAGGCGGCTCTTGCACTTGGGGCAGGCGATGTGCCCGGACACAGGAGCCTCGGGCTTGAATGTGGGGGGCTTGCAGTGCAAGGTGCGCACCAGGGCAATGGCGCGAGCCGTGGGGTCGCGCAGGGCGAGGTAGGCGGAGGTGGTCATGCCTCACTCCTCAGCGGCACGCCGCACAAGCTCCACAAGTGCCACTGCAGCCTGCAGCGGTACGACGCCATTTCCGACTTGACGGAGCTGGTGAGCGCGGGATTCGTCCACCACCACGGCCAGCCCATCAGCCACGCCCCGAACGCCGGGTTCAGTCGCCGGGGCGAGCCATGGGGCAGCCTGCGCGATGTCTGCCCATCGTGCGTCTGTTGGGCCTGGCGCAAAAAGTGGTGCTCCACGTAGTCGGGGAGCTGATCCATGTGTTTGCGCCCCGTCCCGTTCACCTCGACGTGCGCCGTGGAGTTCGTCCCCTTCCAGTATCGGCTCGCTGGCGTGGGCCACTGCGCCGCCGCGCTCGGCAGCATCAGGTCGCCCTTGCTCCCCGCTTGATTCGGCCCGCCCTTCGTTCCATCCGTCGCCCGTGGCGTCGGCCATTGCTGGGCCTGCCCCGTCAACGTCAGGCGCTCCATGCCCTTCTGGCCCCGGTCGCGCGTGTATTCGTTCCCCTGCGAGTTCGATACGCTCGGCGTCATCCAGAGCACCGCATCCCGGTTCAGGTTGCCGCCCTGGGTGCTCGCCAGGTCGGCTCCCGGCCTGCGGCCATCGTGGGCGTTGGGCGTGGCCCACAGCTTGGCCGCCAGCGCTATCGTCGGCCGCGCGGTGGCGTTCGGTGATGTGGAGCGGTTGATGCGTTCGTGTCCCGTGTCCGGGGTCGGCCACATCGGTGCATTCCAGTACGCGGCTTCTGTCGGTAGCCCGGTTGTCCGTTTTGTTGCCGCACAGCGCTGCGCCGATGGGTCGATCTTGCTCATGTCGCGCGCGCCGCTGCATACATCCGGCGTTGTCCACATCCCGCCGCCAGGCAAGGCAAAACCAGCGGCTGCGCCCATGGCTGGCGCCCACGTCGGACGCGGAAATAGTGAGCCATTCCGCGTCCCACCCGCGGTCGGCCAGTTCTCCCACGACGCGGGCGGCCGCGCGCTCTTCGAGAGCGCCTTCGGCTTCGTCCACAGCGGTGGCTGTGGCAGTAGCGATGGCTGCGACGTTCTCCAGAAAGAGGAGCTGCGCACCGCAATCGTCGGCGAGAGTGAGGATGTCGAAGAACAGGCCCGAGCGCTTGCCATCGAGGCCAGCACGCCGGCCGGCGATGCTGATGTCTTGGCACGGGAAGCCCGCAATGAGGAAATCCACGCATCCGCGCCACGCTGCGCCTCGGAAGGTGAGCAGGTCAGACCAAATAGGACACGGATCAAGCGCTCCCGCTTCCATAAGGCGGGCAAGCTGTGCGGCAGCAGGGGCTTCCCGCTCCACGTAGCAAACGGTTCGGTGCTCGACGCCGAGATACTCGAATCCGGCCCTTGCGCCTTCTCCGAGCATGCCGACGCCGGCGCACAACTCGATGGAATGTAGAGCCACATGCTCATCCTTCATGAATAAAAAAGCCCGCATGTGGCGGGCTCAAGTGGGGGTGGCGAAAAAGCACCGCAGGGCTGAAACTCAGTGCTCGCGGTACAACAAGGGCTCATGCAATTTGTGGAGAACCACATGACAGAAGCTCGGTTTGGAATCCGCGTTCGCAACGCTGCTGGCGAAGTGGCCACGATCTATCAATGCGGGACGCTGATCCTCGGTCGCGCAAGGGGCGAAGCCCAGACAACAAAACCGAGACCCCTGCGATACGAGACCGCAGATGGCAAGCCGTTGACGGAGCGTGAGCCCTCTCCGGAGGGGAGACGGTCATGGACAGACCCGGCTACGAACGAGCACTTCACCGAGCGCTCATAAGACGTCTCCGGATGGCTTCCGAAATTGAAGCGCAGGGCTCAATTGGCATAGCGCGGCTACATTGATCGGGGTTGAAACGCTTTGGAGCCGCACGATGCATAAGCTCGACAAGAAAACCTTGGCGATGCTTCGAAATTGGAAGAACAAATACGGCCTTGACGTCATAGAAGACCGCCTTGACAGCGGCCTTTTCCACAACGACAAAGCCATGCAGCAGGCTTGCTATGCGTGGATACGGGCACAACGAGCCGCGCCCGTGATCCTTCTAGCCGTCAAGTTCGTTTTCGGTCTGGCTGTTTTCCTTGGCGCTATAGCTAGCGTGATTGCCGTGTTCAAGTAGCCCCTTGCGCTGCGCGGGAGAAAAACCAGCCCGCAGGGTGTCGGGCTGTGGACATCAGGCAACCGCCAGCGCTCCGGCGACCGGTGTCCCCTTGATCGCGAAATACACCTCCATGCATCCCTGCACATCGGCCATGGCGCTGTGGGCGTTCTCCAACTCGCGGCCGGTGAAGTGCCTGTAGGCTTCGCTCAGGTTCGCGCTCTTGAAGTGGTTGCGGCCAGCGGCGCGCATCTTGGCCGTGGGTGGCAGCTTCAAGATGGGGGTGGAAAGGATCTGCGTGCATTCGGCGCGGCTGGCCTTCCACTCGTCCGATGGCGGGATGGCAAGGCCTGGGTCGCGCGGATCGACGTGGCGTTTGAGCGCGATGCGCAGGATGCGCGCATCAAAGCTCTCGTTGTGGGCAATGCGCAGGCGGCCGCGCCACAGCTCCATGAACATGTCCACGGCCTGTGCCTCGGGAATGCCCACGTCCATGGCGTGCTCGGTTGTGATGCCGTGGATGGCGGCCACCTCGTCGGGGATCGTCCAGCCGTTGGGGCGCACGATCACGTCCATGCTGGCGATGGTTCTGCGTGTGTCCAGGTCAACCAGGCAGGCCGCGAGTTGGACGATGTGTGGCTGGGCCGGGGACTCGGAGGGCTCGCTGAACAGCGGGAGCCCCTGGGTTTCCGTGTCGTAGAAGAGGGCGAAGGTCATGCTGCCTCCAATTGGCTGATGTTTTGGATGTGCTGCGTCAGGAGCATCAAGAGTCGGGCGAACTGCGCTTCGCTGAAAAGGTGCGCGCTCTTGTCGCGGGCCAGGGCTTCGATGCCGAACTGCGCCATCCCCGCAGTGCTGATGGACAGCGGTGCCAGACGGGCGTTGATATCGCCCAGCTTCAGAGTCGGCTCGTTGTCGGGTTCATCGCCGCTGGTCGCCTCGACGATGTTTTCCGGTGGGTCGCGGAAGCACACACCGGGATCTGCCGTTGGTACGGGGAATTCAAGGCTGGCGCGGAACGCGGTTGCCGCCGCTTCCAACGCAGGCCTGTTGGCCTCAATGGCTGCGTGTGCCTGTTCTTGCGCCTGCTTCATGCGCTCGGCGGCTTCCGCTTGTGCGCGCTGCTGCTCTTCCGCACGGATGCGCTGGCGTTCAGCTTCGGCAGTTTTCTCGGCAGCGGCTAGGGCCTTGCGCTCTTCATCTTGGCGGATGCGCTCGCGCTCGGCCTCCAGGCGGGCGGCTTCCTGCGCGGCGTGCTCGGCGATCCGCGCCTTCACCAGCGTGGTGAGATCGTCCGGCGCCTTGAGCACGATGGCGGCCGTGTCAGAAAACAGGAACGCATGCTGGCTGGCCAGCTCGCGCAACGTCGTCAGGTTGATCTGGATGCGGTCGGCAATCTCATTGGCGGCGATCTTGGCGCGCGCCAGCTCGGTATCCACGGCATCACGCAGGCTGTCCACGGTGCGCTTGCCCTTGATCGAGCCAGCGAAGTCGCTTGGCACCTGGGGCATGTAGGGCTTGCCCAGTCGGGTGTTCAGGTTGGCGATGTGCGCTGCGAACGCCTTTTGGCCGCGCTGCACGTGCGCCAGCTTGATGCGTTCCTTTTCGGCGGCCAGCAGCTTCTCGGCTGCCAGGCGCGTGTCCCGCGTGAGCTTGTGCAGCATGTCCTTCTGGCGCTTGAAGGCCGATAGCATCGCGGCCTGGGACAGGGCCTGTTCTTCGGACGCATCCAGCGCTGCCTCGGCACCCTTGAGTGCCTTGATCTGCAGGTCGAGACTGGCGAAGTCCAGATCGGTTTCCGGCTGGCGGATCAAGCGGTGCTCGATGAAGTCGCGCAGGGCCACTTCGTACTCGGGCAGGTTGTCTTTCAGGTCGATGCTGCCGGTCACCTGGGCGAACACGGCGGGCAGGGCGGTGACGGCCTCGGCCACCACCTTCGCCGGCGCGGCGTCGGGAACCACGTAGGCGGCCACGTCCTTCTCAAACTGCTCCCAGCCCGAGATGATCCTGGCGCGCATCGCCGAGTCCGGCGTGTACCAGCAGTGCCGGACCTCGCCGATTTGCCCGTCCTCATCCAGGCTCGCCGCGGTGAACAGGATGCGCTCGCAGCCGGACACCAGCGCCTGCTGCTCCATCTGCGCCCGATAGTGCTCAGGCAGGCGCGCGCCGTAGCTGTCGTCGCAGATTTCGTACGGCATGGCCTGGCGCAAGCTGGCGTTGAGCGTCTTGCACTCCCACGCCACGTCTTCGACGAACGTGATGCCGTCGAAGCTGGCGCTGTAGGTACCATCGGTGCCGACGCACGGGCTCAGTTCCTCGCCGATGACCTTCTCCGCCAGCGGCCGGGCCAGCTCTTCGATGCGGTGGCCGCGGTCAAAGATGCGTTGCTGCTCGGGGGTGACATCGGGGGTGATGCCCGTGGCGCGCTCGCGCAGAAAGTCCGCTCGGCTCTTGTAGGGGCTGATGCCCAGCATGGCCGGGGCATCGCTGGCGTTGCGCGCGGTGGCGCGGTGCTGGTGCCACTCGGGCGAACCTTGGCGGAGCTTGAGAATCATGAAGGTCATTCGGCGTTCTCCAGCTCGGCGATGCGAGCGTCAAAGATTTCGGTCAACCGCAGGCGTGCGGCCTCGTCGGTCACGGCTTCGATCAACCCGCCCAGCTCGTAGAGCTTGTCCAGGTTGTCGGCGGCCTGCATGTCGGTTTCGAGCTTTTGCTGGTCAACCTGCGGGGCGTCGCCGTTGGTCTTCACCTGCTGCTGAGTCGGCTGCTTGGGCTGCTGCAGCTTGGCAACCTCGTCGCGCAGCTGCTTCTCTTGCTCGGGCGTGACATCGGCCTTGGCGCGCAGCCATGCCAGCGCGTCGTCGATGGTCTTGCCGCGCGCGATGCCCTTGAGCACCATGGGCATGCTGGCCTGCCAGTCTTCGGCAGTCCAAACGGGTTTCTCGGGCGGCGGGACGACTTCTGCTGGCCCCATGAATTTCTCCGAGGCAGTTGGTAGCTCGTCTTCCGTGTAGACGCCGAGCAGCACGCCGGGTTTGTTCAGGCGCACGAACTTGCGCAGCGCGAGATAGCAGATTTGCTGCTTCGGGTCGGTCGCCCACTGCGTGGAAAAGCGCGGGTAGGCTTGAGACATCAGCAGCTCCAGCTCGCGCGGCTTCTTCTCGCCGCGCAGCGTGGCGCGAACGATCACGCCCAGGCCCTGCTCATCGGCCTTGGTGTAGGTGGCGACGTAATACTTGCCGCCCTTGTCGCTCTTGCGCTCTTCGACCTTGCCGAGCACCTTGCTCCAGTCGCCGAAGTGCTCGTACTCCGGGTCGCCTTCCAGCTCGCCGCTGTTCTGGATCACGGCGTTGACCAGTTGGGCCTCGTACCCAAGCGCGCCGCCCTGCGTGACGTGGGTTTTCTGTGCGACTGCGAAGGGGTTCATGCCCCACGTGAGGGCCTGCATGGTCACAGCGGCGCAGTCGGCCTCGTTGCCGTGGAAGTGACGGGGTACCGTGATGCCGCCTCGCGCCATCATCTTGCCGAAGGCTTGGATGCGATCCCACGCCGGGCCGAGGATCATGGAGGCGGCATCAAGGCGCGCGATTTCGTTACCTTGGCTGGCCAGGGCCAGCGCTGAGGATTCGGTGGTGGTCTCTTTCATGCCCGTTCCTTTGCAAATTGCTCTTGTGTGATCTGCTCGCAGCGTGCCTTGCCGCCTTCCTTGGCCGCATCAGCGGCGCGCGCCTTGAAGAAGCGATCGGCGCTCCAGACGCGGTGCAGCGCGACGTAGGAGTTGCCTTCCTTGCTGGTGTGGCGCGCGTACACGTCGCGCGCGCAGAAGTCGTCTGTCTGAGTCATCTCATTTCCTGATTGCGGCAGTCCGCGCGTAGCTGGCTGCCTTCTTGATGGGGTGCTGCTTGACGAAGTGCCAGAACAACACGGCGAACTTGATCCACTTCTTCATGCGAACCTCTCGGCCAGGAGCAGGCCCGCGAGGAATGCGGCTGCGATGGCGCACGTGAAAAGCACCGCGCGATCCGCACGGCGCCAGTAGCGCGCGCTGCGGTGTGGGCCGCTGAATGCATCGGCATCAGATGCGCGCGGCGGGCGCACGTAGCACCGGCCTATGCCTATGCCAGCGCTGGTCGTGACGAAGCGCTCGCCAGATGGGCGCAGCTCGGGGTCGGTGATTGAGAGCATCAGAGCCTCCCGTCCGAGTGCTGCAGCTCCAGCTCGCGCGCGCGCTGGTCGTGCCTGCGATCCAGCTCGCCGCTCGTTTTGAGCCACAGGTAGTGCCGGTCGGCTTCTTCCCACTCGGCTTCGCCAACGATGCGATGGACTTCGGACGACGGCGGCGCGAATGGTGCGAGCGCGCGGGCGATGGCGAGGGGTAGGTGGGCGTTCATCACGCGCTCACTTCCTGCGGCTCGCGCGCCGCCTCGTGCGCCTTGATGGCTTCGCGGAACAGCTCCGCGCGGCTCGGCTCGTGATGGCCGACATTCCAGTGCGCCAGGGCCTGCTCGGCAGTCCACGGCCCCCGACACCCCGCGCGGTACTCGCCGTGTCGGACATGCAAGGCGTATTCCCACACGGCCAGGACCTGACCCGCACCGAACTCGATGGCTGAGTGGTCGAACGTGATGCCGTAGCTGATGTAGAGGTGGCCGCCCACACTGGTGAGCACCGGCAGGCTGGCACCCTCGGCCTCGATGGAGAGGTCGCCGCTCACGCTGGTGAGCACCGGCATGCTGGCACCCTCGGCCTCGATGGAGAGGTCGCCGCTCACGCTGGTGAGCACCGGCATGCTGGCACCCTCGGCCTCGATGGAGAGGTAGCCGCCCACACTGGTGAGCACCGGCAGGCTGGCACCCTCGGCCCGGATGTAGAGGTGGCCGGTGACCTCCGTGATGTCGGCGCAGTCTTTGAGATTCGCCTTCGTGACGATCAGATCGCCGACGTACTTTGTATTGGATGCGGCCATGTGGGCTCCTTTGGGGAAAGAAAAAGCCCGCTGGTGGGCGGGCTTGTGGGTGTTGGTGGATTGCTAGGGAGTCGAACCCCGTAACCCAGAAGGGCGGCGGATTTACAGTCCGCCACAGTCGCCAGTGCTGCTCGCAATCCGAATTGATGACGCATCAGGCGGGACTCGAACCCGCGACCTTGCCGATATATCGGCCTCTCTACCGTCTGAGCTACTGATGCGGATGGGCCCCGCGTCCGGGCTGGATTACTCCGCATCGCCCGTAGGCGATCCACCATCAACCCATGTCACTCGATCCCAATTTCATCCGCCCTGCGCAAGGCGGCACATAGCTGCCGGGACTGGAGTAGGCAGCTTTCGGTGAATGACATGGGTTGATGGCTGTCGCTTACGGCGACAAGTCACGATTAACCTGGGCGAAAATCCAACGCCTGGAGCTTGCTGATGCGGTCGAGGATCGCGTTCTGCCGCGCCTGGCTTTCTGCGCGCTCCTTCTGCAGGGCAGTGTTCAGGCTCGCGATTTGGTTGCGCAGGGCTTCGTCCTGGCTGATGGCATCTACCGTGACCGTGGCTTGGCCGATGTGGGCGTAGCCCATTTCCTCGAAATGTGTGCTTCGACCTTCTCCGCCAGAAATGATGGGGCGGTCGTTGCCTGCCAATGCCCCATCAAGTGTTTGGTGGGGCGAGAGGTACGCCTGCGCGGTGAACGTGATCTTGCTCATGATTGCTCTCCTTATTCGAATCACAGCCCTGCGCGCAAGACTGTGATTTGGCCCCTCTTGCGAGGGCTGTTGCAGCACGTCCTTTGCGTACCCCGGCGCTATGCCGCGGTGTGTGCTGCTGCTGGCGTCTCCCGGTTGCACCGGCTCCAGCTTCTCGGCTCAGACGCTTGTCCCACCTGGGGCGCCCGCTGCCTTGATGCCCTTCCCGTTTTTGGCTGGCATCGCCTCACCCGCTGCTCTCGTCGCGGTTCACGCCCTGCCATCAGAGGCCCGGGGGTCAACGCAGTCGAATGTGATGGGCGGGCCGGGCTTGATTCCGACTACGAATCTCAGAGCAACTAGAAATTCGTGACTTATGCCATGCCGTCATGTTTGCTCTGCAACATGGCCGAAAAAAAGGTGCAGCCCCTTCGCTGCCGCCGCCCATCACATTCCACTGCTCAACCTTTTAAGGTGCCTTGACGGCCCCGGCGCGATCACCTGTAGGCCCATGCGCAACCTGGCGGGGAACTTCCCCTGCACCCCCTCCTGCCTCGACTCGGTTAGCCCTCGGATCGCTTGGGCTGGGTGGTTTGTTGCTCTGGGTTGGATTCTGTCGAAAAGCTAGATTGATGTCAAGCGTTTCGCTAGATTAAGATAAATTTCGC